TTATATCCGAGTCTTCAGTGCATATAACATTTCGAGCGCTTTCCGCGGCGTCAAGTCATCCAGGTCAAGCTTTGCCAGCTCATCCAGCACCGGATGGGGCAGGCTGGCGAACATGTCGCTTTGATGCGGTGCGGCCGGTTTGCTGGAGGCTTTGGCGGGGCTGGCTACCGCCGTTTCATGGGGCAGGGCCGTGGTTTCCAGGCGGCTGAGGTGTTCGCGGGCGCGGGTGATCACGTCATTCGGCACACCCGCCAGTTGGGCCACGGCCAGGCCGTAACTCTGGCTGGCCGGCCCCGGCAGTACGTGGTGCAGGAACACGATACGCTCGTTGTGCTCGGTGGCGTTCAGATGCACGTTGGCCACCAACGGTTCGCTCTCCGGCAAAACAGTCAGCTCGAAGTAGTGGGTGGCAAACAGGGTGTAGGCACGCAAGTGCGCCAGGCGCTCGGCCGCCGCCCAGGCCAGGGACAGGCCGTCGAAGGTGCTGGTGCCGCGGCCCACTTCGTCCATCAACACCAGGCTGCGTTCGGTGGCGTTGTGCAAGATGTTGGCGGTCTCGCTCATTTCCACCATAAACGTCGAACGGCCACCGGCCAGGTCGTCGCTGGAACCGATCCGGGTGAAAATGCGATCCACCAGGGACAGCTCGCAACTGGCCGCCGGCACAAAGCTGCCGATATGCGCCAGGAGCACGATCAAAGCGGTCTGGCGCATGTAGGTGGATTTACCGCCCATGTTCGGACCGGTGATCACCAGCATGCGGGTATCGTCGTCCAGCGACAGATCGTTGGCGACGAACGGCGTGGTCAGCACCTGCTCTACGACCGGGTGGCGACCTTGCACGATGCGCATGCACGGCTCGCTGACAAAACGCGGGCAGTTCAGGTCAAGGTTCAGTGCACGTTCGGCCAGGTTGCTCAGAACATCCAGTTCGGCCAGGGCGCTGGCGGTGTCCTGCAGCGGCGCCAACTGGCTGATCAGGTCTTCAAGCAGGTTTTCATAGAGCATCTTCTCCCGAGCCAGGGCGCGGCTCTTCGCCGACAGCGCCTTGTCTTCGAATTCTTTCAGTTCGGGAGTGATAAACCGTTCGGCACCTTTCAGTGTCTGGCGACGTTGATAGTCGATCGGCGCCGACTCGGCCTGCTTGCTCGGTAACTCGATGAAATAACCGTGCACGCGGTTGTAGCCGACTTTCAGGTTGGCCAGGCCGGTACGGGCTTTCTCGCGGGCTTCCAGGTCAATCAGGAATTGCCCGGCGTTCTCGCTCAGGGCTTGGAGCTCGTCCAGCTCGCTGTCGTAACCGGTCTTCAATACGCCGCCGTCGCGGATGATTGCCGGCGGGTTGTCGATGATGGCTTTTCCCAGCAACGCCGCCAGTTCCGGGTAAGTACCGGCCGTGACCGCGAGCTGTTGCAGGTGCGGCGTATCCAGTTCGGTCATCGCCGCTTGCAATTGTGGCAAGGCTGCGAGGGCATCACGCAGGCGCGCCAAGTCACGCGGGCGCGCATTACGCAGACCGATACGCGCCAGGATGCGCTCGATATCGCCGATTTCCTTAAGCTGTGGCTGCAGCTTTTCAAAGCGATAGCCGTCCAGCAGGCAAGTAATAGACGTCTGACGCGCCTGCAGCACGCTCAAATCGCGCAACGGACGGTTCAGCCAGCGGGTCAGCAAGCGGCTACCCATGGCCGTCTGGCAACGGTCGACCACCGATTGCAGGGTGTTGTCACGCCCGCCGGCCAGGTTGGTGTCCAGCTCCAAGTTGCGACGGCTTGCGCCATCGAGCACCACGGTATCGTCCAGACGCTCATGACGCAGGCTGCGCAAATGCGGCAGGGCCGTGCGCTGGGTTTCCTTGGCATAGCCCAGCAAGCAACCTGCTGCACCGATGGCCAGGGTCAAGGTTTCACAACCGAAGCCTTTAAGGTCCTGCACCGAGAACTGCTGGCACAGGCTTTTCAGCGCCGAATCACGTTCGAAGTCCCACGGCGCACGGCGCTTGGCCCCACGGCGTTTTTCCGCCGGCAGATCCTTCGGCCAATCATCCGGGATCAACAACTCCACGGGGTTGATACGCTCCAGCTCCGCCAGCAGGTTCTCCCAGCCTTTGATCTCCAGCACGCTGAAGTTGCCACTGGTGATGTCCAGCACCGACAGGCCGAACAGGCGCTCGTCGCCCAACACCGCGGCAATCAGGTTGTCGCGGCGCTCATCCAGCAGCGCCTCATCACTCACCGTCCCCGGCGTAATAATGCGCACCACCTGACGTTCCACCGGCCCTTTGCTGGTGGCCGGATCGCCGATCTGCTCACAGATCACCACCGACTCGCCCAATTTCACCAGTTTGACCAGATAGCCTTCCAACGAATGGTAGGGAATCCCACACATCGGAATCGACTGCCCTGCCGACTGCCCGCGCGCTGTCAGGGTGATATCCAGCAACTTGGCGGCCTTCTTCGCGTCTTCGTAGAAGATCTCGTAGAAGTCGCCCATGCGGTAGAACATCAACTGATCAGGGTGCTGGTTCTTGAGGCGCCAGTACTGCTGCATCATCGGGGTGTGGCTGGAGAGGTCGGTCATACGGGGATTTCAGCTCTACCTGTCTATTTGACATTTCAAATCTGTCTAATACTACAGGTAAACCCTAACGTCTCGCGACTCGTGAAGAGCAAATTCGAACTGCCCATACTTCAACCTTTGGTGGTAGCATTGTGCTATTCGCTAGCCATCAAAATGGATTGATAGAAAATGGACTTTAAAGATGTCTTTAAAAATCTCAGAAGTCCCGATGGGGGGTTTCTTTCCTGGGCAAAATTTAGAGATCTTTCGATTGTTCTGATAAGCGTGACCCTTTCATATCGACTAGCAGTATCTGAAATTTCAATTGATTTAAGTGGTTTTGGGTTCACTGATTTATTAAGTTTGATACTCGCTATTTCCGCGATAGTTCTCTCAGCGGCCTTTTATTTCAAGGCTGATGAATCATCGAAAAACTTTTATAATAACTCGTATGAGTTCACAAAAAACATATCCGAACTCCTTGGGCGCATAGAGGAGAGATTCGGGGCTCAGCTTTTGAGCATCAATAAAGGTTATGATGATCTTAATAACAAATTGAATGTTTCTCCGATAGATTTCAATAAAGTCAAGGAAGAGCAGGAAAAGGAGATTGAGGTCATCAGGAAGAACGAAGTTGAATATCAGGCACTCGTTGACAGTCTGATGGAGAAGGCAAAGATGGATGACGCCGAGAAAGTTCAAATGAGTGCCCACATGGGGCAGCTTAAGGCTGAAGCTGAGCATGCAAAGTCTGAGCTTGCTAAGCACACTGCATCTTTGGTTGATGAGGATTTTAATCCTCTGGCGCTGAGCGACACCCTATTCCAATTTTTTTCTGAGTTTGTAGCTAGAAATTTCGACAGGCGGCGCAAATATTCCGCAGGAATAGTTGCAGAGCGTTTTAATACACAGCTATCGCGAAGCTCTATTCCTCCTTGGATAGTTGCAGAAATGGAAGCAGTAGGGCTTTCCAAAGATGGGTTGCTGACTTCGGAAGGAGCTAAAGTTTTAAGTTACTTTGTTCGTAATGGAACCAGGTAATTCGTTGCGTGGCATTGTTGGGGGCTGTCCTACGTTGATTTTGCGCAGGCGCAGATAACGCTGCGTCATCTTCGCGTCAGTGTGTCCGCCAAGCTTTTGAGCATCGTTGCCTTGGTCGTCGGTATCGGAAAGGGACTTGGCGCGCAGGTCATGGAGGCTCGCATCCTCAACGCCGGCCTTCTTGCAACTGATGGCGAAGGCGTCCTTTACCGAGCTGTAGTGCACCTGCTTCCCGCCACGCGGAGAACAGAACAGGGTGAGGCCGCGGATCTGCCGGGGCAGCGCCTTGATCCGGGCAATCAAATCCTCAAGGTCCGGCGTCATCTGCACCAGCAGCCTGGCGTTGGTCTTTTCCTGCCTGAAGGCGACCCCGTCAGCGCTGATATCGGCCAACCGGATGGCCAGCACATCACCGATGCGCTGGCCGGTCAGGTAGCACATCTCATAGATCACGCGCATGTTGTCGCTTGAGTTGGCGCAGATCGCCTGGAACTCGCCGTGGGTAATGTACCGGTCGCGCTTGTGTTCCAGGTGCCGACGGACGCCGATGCACGGATTTGAGTCGACGATCTGCTGCTCCAGCGCGTAGGTGAACACCGCCCGCAGCACCGAGATAACCCGGTTCGACATATTTGGCGTGTCGGCCATGTGCAGCTTGAGCGCGACGACGTGCCGCTGAAGCACCTCACGCGGCTCGAAGTCGGCGAAGTTTTCCTTGAGCCGTTCGCACGCCGCCTCATACTGTTTGAGCGTGTTCGGCTTGAGGGGCGGATTTGTCCGGTTGCGCATATGCTCGAGCGCGTCGTCGATCAGCTTCGGCATTCCGCCCTGATTGCCCTTGTCTATCACTTTGGCGTACTCGACCAGGGATGCCTGGAAGTCAGTGCCCAGGCGCTTCCACTTACCCTTGCGGACCAGGTAATAAGCGCCATGCTTCTGGTACATGCACGCCGGCAGGTGCCGGTCCTTCTTGCGCGGACGCATCGATCTTCACCTCAACCCAGCCGAAGCTCAGGCCCTTTCCTTGATTGAATACCACCCAGCCGCCCGATGACAACTTGGCGCAGCACCTTTGGGTGCCCATCACCACCTACCGCGAATCCATATCGTTCGGCGGTCAGCCACTTTATCTGTGCTCCTGGCTTTTTATATCCGGTCAGGTCGGCAACTTCCTCTGCTGTCAAAAACATACCTACCTCCCGCTGCTCCTGGTGGACCGCGCTTTCCTAATCAATTTCATTTTAGTGTCCTTGCCGTGCTTGGCTGCAGAGCGATAGCGCGAGTGTGACGTCCCCTCCGCGCGTGATTCCGGCGTGAAGGTCAACCCTGCTCCCGGCGATCATTCCGGCGATTTGGGCGTTCAGATCCAGCTCGACGGACTTTCCTTTCCTGGATTCTCCGATGTAATGGGTAGCGAGATATTCCCTGATCAACGCCTTGTCCTGCGCCTGAATTGCGACGAGGTCTTGGCCGGTGGCGGGGGGCTCGAGCGAATCGTCGTCACGTTGAGGCACAAGCGCTTTCAGCTTCGACTGAACCTCCCAAACCCAGGCCAGTGCAAAGTGATCGCCAGCAGTTTCTGCCGAATACTGGCTGCGATGAACTCCTGATCTGACCGCTGAGCAGTAGGCCTTCCGGGCCTGAGTGAGCTTGGTATGCAGTGCCTCGTACGCGTAAAGGGCGATGTTATGGGCGGGAGAAACGCCGACGAATGTTGCGCACTCAATGACTTGGCCTTTCGCAGAACTCCACGTCCTGCGCCTTAGGGTTGTGCAGCTGAATGCTTCCGCTACAGCGATGCTGAGCTGCTGATCCCACGCTGGTCGACGCTTGGTGCGGAAAAGGGAGGACTCAACTTCACCGACATCGCTCAACTTCACATCCATTTCGGTCAGTCGATACTCCCGCATCAGTGCCTGAGCCTGCCGGAGCGCAGTGGCGGCTTCGTTCTCGTTTGCGCTCTGTGCCAGTGCCAGGCAGTGTTTGATCTTGCGGATTGCGCGCTCTAGGTTCTTTTCGTCGATCTGTTGGTCGGACATATGGGATCCTCGCCGGTATAGTCGGTGGCAAAAATGGGGTTTAAAGATGAATTCTGATTCTAAGAAGCGCGTCAGATTGGCAGTGATTGCAGCTATTGCCTTTGCCGTTCTATTTTCTCTAGCGCTGGGGTTTCTACTTACGTCGAAGTTCTCAGGTACCGAATTCACTGCCTTCGTTCTTGCTTTTGCAGTGCTGGCAGTTGTGGTGGGCTTCGCGCCTGAAATCCAGGAGGTCTCCATAGCTGGGAATGTGGTGAAGCTCAAAGAAGTTAAGGCTGAAGCAATAAGGGCAATCGAGAGTTTGAACAAGTCACGAGTCGAAATGCTTCGTGTTTTCTTGTCGTTGACGCTGAAACACTCAGGCGGCTTCGCCAGTAGCAACCCTATTGACCCTCGGACGTACTCGTTTTGGCATCTTCTTAAATTGATTAGGGAGTATCAATGCTTGAGCGAGCTGAAGGATGAGATTTTGATGAATGCAAGAGTTCTTGCCGGAGCTCAATTAAGAAATATTTCTCGTAGGAATATTGATCCGCGAATTATAACTTCTGAAACAATTCCTGATCCACTCGACTTGGCCGCTATGGCGCTCGCTCCGGAAGGTATTGAAGAGGCGGTAGGCCGTACTTCGCCCCGTCCGGAGAATTATCGGGAAGAGATCAAAGAAGCGCTTGTTGAATATTCTAAGTTGCACGCACTAATCGTTGAGATGGAGAGTGTTTACTCGCCCGCCTAGCAATCGCGCCGCGTGTCGCCGGCTGGCGTGATTCGTGAATTGGGTTGATGATCTGCAATCAGTAAAAATCTGACGGTGGCTGCGATGAGCACGAAAACCGATGTGGAAGCGATACGCCTGATAGGCGATGAGGTTGTCCGGCTGCTGAGCCTTCCCGAAGAAAGGCTTGAGGCCGAGGTGCGCCTGGGGCTCGAGCTGATCGCTGATCTGGCACGGTGGCGTGACCTGGCCGGCCTATCTGCTTCTGAGCCTGCTGGCGTTGTTCAGTGACATGGGATATTACGGTGGCCGGCATGAAGCCGGCTCAAGGAGAGCAGCGTGATAACAAAAAAAATATCGAGAGTGATGGAATCAAAACTTCTTGGGATTATTTACGACAAGTATATCCATCGTTTCGGGCATGGAGTTCGTAACTTGGGTGAATTTCCCATCTATATTACGAGCGCCGAAGTTTATGTAGGAGACATGCCAGAACTTCAGGAGCAGGAGGGTAACGTCATCAGGCATCGTTTTATCGACATCATGCAAGAACTTGAGGCCAGCGGTTACGTTGTATATGACCAAAAAACATCTTTCTTTCTCACCGACGCCGGTTATAAGCGCGCGTCAATGTCGCTGAAAGACAAGGCGCTTGATTTCTTCAACAAGAACCAAGGTTTGGCAGTGCCAATATCCATCGTCAGCCTCATAATTTCGATCATTGCACTAGGAGCGGGTAAGTAGAGGCCTTACCAGGCGCCTTCGGTGACCAGTGGTGGTGATTTGGGTAGGCTTACTTTATTTTTGTTCGTCTTGATTGCGACGGCAGGAAGCTTATGAATAACGCCCAGAAGTTGCTGATTGAAAAGACACTCAGATTGGTTGGGTGGGCTGGAGTACTGATCACCGGCGCGATACTTATTTATGCAGCCTTTTTCATTTTCACTGATCCTGAGTACACGGCTTTCGAACTCATATCGGATTTGCTCAGCATGAAAGCTGCGTTGCTGGTTTGGCCGCCACTCGTGGTTGGTGTTGTTCTGTTGTGGCTGAGTGAGTTCGTTCGGGCTGGAAGATCAAGTTAGCGGGGTTTGACGATTTCGTCGTCAGGTTCTGGCGGGTCGTCGGCAAGCGACTTCAGTCCGGCTGCCTGAATTATGCGCGACACTTTTTCTGTAACTACAAAAGGTGTCGTGACACACTTGAGCATCTGCGCCGCCGTTTCGAAGTCGGCGGCGATCACGTTGCGCAGCAGGGTCTGGTACACCTCCTGCTGGTTGTTGAAGCCGTGCTGTTTCATCAAGCGCTTCAGGTCTTTCTTGAAGACGCCGGCGCACTCAATCGTAAACTTCTCGACGCCCAATGCAGCGTCCTTCGCTGCTGCCTTCTCGCGCTTTCGGCGCTGCTTTAGGGCTTCCGCCGTCGGCTGCTGTTCTTCCTCGGCCATGGCCTACCTCTTCGATTCCACTTGCTGGCAGCGCCAGGCATGCCGGCCGGCGCCGCGCGGCGGTGATTTTGCTGATGCGCCTCATTTGGTGTCAGGCAGCTTGAACCCATTCTCGCGGGCGATGCGCCTGGCGCGCTTGTGATCAATGCCTAATGCTGCGGCGGCTTTGTTGATCGAGGTGCCTGCCTCGGCCAAAACCTTCAGGCATGGCGCCAGGCGATCGCGCTCGGCGCGCAGCTTGCTGCTGTGCCCGCCGCCGTAGGTGCCATCCTTTACGCCGCTGACCCCCTGGGCGACTTCTTGCACGGTACGTCCGGCGCCGAAGAATTCGTCCAGCCGTTGATTAAGGTCCTCGATGATCGATTCGCGCGGGTTGGGCATAGGAACGCCGATCATGGCTGAGCACCGTAGTAGGCGAAAAGCACCATCATCCCGGCAAAGCTGAGCGTCCAGCGCAGCATGCGGAAACCGAAGCGCCGTGACGTCGCCTTGGCAGCGCTGAAGAAGTCAGCGTTGCGCTCGAGCTGGTCGGCGTACTGACAGGCGCCATCGTGACCGGTGCGTGCGCCGCGGGAAACGCCGGTGGAACGCTCCACCACATCGAACAGGTTCTTGCCGAGCGGCACCACGTTGAAGCGGGGCACCTTCACTGGCTCTTCGCGACCGATTTTCATGTACATCTCCGAAGTGGAAAGCGAAACACGTTCCCGCAGGGCCTGCAGAACGGCTTGGCTTTGTTGGATGGCTGGGTTCATGACGACTCCTTGGTTGTGGTTGCGTTTATTCGTCAGCAGCCTGACCGCCTGCTTCGTGCCGGTGGGCCCAGGGGAGGGTGCTGACGAATAAAGGCGAGCCGTAAAAAAGCCCAGAAGGGACTGGGCTTTTCGTTGCGTTACATAGACCTCCCTATGTCACGCAGGGGGGGGGGGCGGTCGAGCGCCTTGGTTTGAAGTTCACATGGCTGCCAATCCTCCGCGTTGAATGATCTGAAAAGACGTTGGCCAGCGGCCGGCTCACCACTGCCCAGGTGACGGGCTTTGCGCTAGGCTGAGTGCTCTCACACAACACAGCCTGCAAAGGAGGGCGAACTTGCCATGCGCAAATTCAAATTGCTGTACCTGTACGACGCTGATGACTCATGCCCCAAGTACTACGAAAGTGAAGACCCAATAAAAGTTGGTGACGCAATTCGCGTGCGGAACGGTTTTTGGCACGGTGTTACGGACATTCGAATTCTGAAGACAGATATTCGGCTAACTCTTTCGAAATCGTCTCAATCTGCGGAGGAGGCAAAGCTTGTAATGAAACAGCTATCGTCCGGTTGAGAACAATCGTTGCAAACTTCAAACAGCTTTGTTTGGCGATATCTTGGCTTGGGTGCATCAGTCTAAGTTTTGTCCGTAGCCCTGGATCGCCCTGGCAAGCCAGCGTCATGAGTGCCGCCTCTATGCGGGCTTGCAGTGAAGGCTCTTCTACTTTCGGTAGATCTTCAGCGACGCTTTTCATATTCCTATCCTCTCTGTCATCCCAAAGCACTCTCGCGAGAAGGTGCTTCAGTGATGCCGTGGTTTAGGCGGTGAGGCTTGGCCGTTCCGCCTGGCGCAGCACTCGCACCTGGGCCGTGCGGCGCTCAGGCACTCGGCGGTCACGGCGCATAGCGTCATCGCCGATCATTGCGTGCATAGCGATCAGTGCGGCCAGAGCGAAGCACATCGGCGAGATGATCTGTCGGCGCATCGCTTCGGCAACTGCGGCGGTCTGGCGGGTCACGCCGAGCTTGAACATGGCGCAGGACAGCCGCTTGGCCACGGTGCAGGCCGCCACGTCGAACTGACGTGCAATCTCCTTGGCCGTCATGCCCTGGGCCGTGCCCATCAGGTACTGCAATTCTTTCGGCGCAAGGCCTCGTCCGAGATGACCCTTCCATGCGCCGCTGACGATTGTTGCTTCCATCAATTTGACTCCAGGTTGGTTTCCCGTCTGGCCCTGTCACCAAGGCCAGCCAGTGAAATCTTCCGTTCTGTTTAAAGAGCTTGGTCCAGTCGGTCCCGCTTTCCGGGGCTGGGAGATCACTTCGCTGATCCCATGCTATCTGGCGGCTTCACCAGTCGTTTGTGGATTGTTAAGTCCCGTCGAACTCTTCTTTAGCCGTTCGCGGCTATTAAATTATTCGGATATGGGTTTTGTGTCAAGCCGAATATGGCTATTTATTTTTATTTATTCGTATTCGGTTTTATAGGGGTATAAAAAAACCCGCCGAAGCGGGTTTTCTGGAACGGGTATTTTCTAGCGACGCTTCATCCAGGAGCCTGTCACCACTCCACAGATTTTGGTGTCCTCTGGCATTTCCAAAATACGGCTTGGATAGTCGGGATTCAGGGCCAACAAGAAAACGCCTTCCTCCGTAATCTGGAGCCTTTTAAATGTTGTCTTGCGATCAGGCTCTGGCGTCCTCACGACTACATCACTGTTGTGACGAGCTTCAATATCCGGATCGACGAGGATGATTTCACCATCCCTGTACTCCGGGAACATGCTTAGCCCATTCACCTGCAGGCAGAATGCGCTGGGGCTGTGGGAGTAAGGGCACTGCAGCCATTCCTCGGCATGATTTATAGATAGCAAATCAAAACTTTCGCTGAGCATCCCTGCAGTCACCCATGAGATCAGAGGAACCGGATCATAAAGGCCATTACCGGAACTGATGTTTGATTCCCCGCCCTTGAGGCGGTCAATCAGACCGTTATCAATCAAGTCTTGAGCTTCAAGCTTAAATGCTCTGGCCAACGACTCAACCCGGTCTATACCGGTGTCCGTTTCTGCTTTTAGGGCTCGACCGATCGTTGTCTGTCCAACCCCTGACTTGGCCTCCAATTTCTTTTGGGTGTTCAAGTTTTGCGAGCTGGACATGAGGTACTTGAGGTTGTTTGCCAGGATTCGGCGAGTAGACAGCATTTTGCGTAGCCCCTAAACCATATACGGCTAATAGTCTCATCTGCAGCTAGTCGTTTGTGGCTTGACCAAAATATTCGTATACGGCTACGATATGCGTTAATGACTAGATAGGTTAGCCGCTATGCACGTAGCCAATTTCCAAAATGACCTGCTGGGCTTCGTCAGAGGCGAGCTATCTCACCGCCGCGGTGAATGGCGGGAAATTAGTAGCGCAGCAAAAGTCCCTTATTTCACGCTGAGCAAGATCTCGAACGGTGCCACCAAGGATCCTCGGATCAGCTCGATTCAGGCTCTCACCAACTATTTCGTTGAGCATCCTAGGACGGCTTAACCGTTTGATGTCCTCCATTTTCCGCCGAGTTGGAACTCCGGGATAGAGATTATGGATTAGCTGTTGATTCATCCAGTCCCCAAATCGCAGACATAAAAAAACCGCCTGGCAGGGCGGTTCAGTACAGCTTTATTCCGAGGTCAATAATGATCAATAACACCCCAGCAGTCAATAGTTCTGGCGATGTCGCGACACTGTCCAGCGCTGCCGAAAAGGTGTCTCGACACCTCTCTACAAATCAATCCGCTGCGATGAAGGCTGCCCTAATGATCAGCGGTCAGTACTCGCATGCCTCCAAGTCTAAATGTCGCCAAGCATGCCTCTATCATTTGGAGGCGTCCTTAGCTTCTGCTCAGGATGTTCTCGCATGAGTACCATCATCATGAGCCTGTGCTGGCCGTTGCAAGGCATGAGTGGCCCGCAAAAAGCAGTCCTAATTTCGCTGGCTGACAATGCAAACGACGAGGGTGTTTGCTGGCCTTCTATTGCCCGAATCTCTGAGCGCACTTGCCTCGCAGAAAGGACTGTTCAGGCCGCCATAAAGTGGCTGAGTCAGGTGGGCATTTTGTCTGTCCGGGAACGGATGGGACGTTCGACGATTTACACCCTAACTCCCGCATCTTATGCACCCCCGCAGGCGGCGCACCCCGCAGCAGATGCACCACCACCCCCGCAGCTCACGACACAAACCCCCGCAGCAGCCGCACCCAGAACCGTAATAGAACCATCAAATGAACCGTCACCTCTTGTTGGCGCCGAGCAACCAACGAAAATTTCGAAACCGAAATGCCCGACCCAATCAATCGTCGATTTGTTCAACTCAACGATCCCGGAGTTTCCCCGGGTCATGTTGTTGACCAAAGATCGGATCGCCAAGGTCAACGCACGTTGGAACGAAAGCGATGTTCATCAGGATCTCAGTTTCTGGGCCGAGTACTTCGCCCTGGTGCGCTCCAGTGAGTTTCTGATGGGTAAGGTTTCGGCTTCTGGCGGTAATCCTTTCCGCTGCAACTTCGATTGGCTGATTGCCCCGAGCAACTTCGTGAAGGTCGTTGAGGGTAATTACAATGCGTGATCCCTACAGCCTGGAAGCCGAACACGGTGTGCTGGGGGCGATGTTCCTACGCCCCGAGCTGATCGACGTACTGGCCGCCGACCTGGTGCCCGAGGATTTTTACTACGAGGACAACGCCGAGCTGTATCGCGGGATTTTGGCCTTGCACACTGATGGTCATCCGGTCGACATCGTGACGGTCGGGGTTTATGTCGGTGATCTGCCTGGTGGTGCGAATTCGTTTGCCTACGCCGCAGAAATTGCCCGCAATACGCCAAGCGTTGCAAACGCCGCTTCCTACGCCGGAACGGTGCGTGAGCGTAGCTTGGATCGGTCGATCATCGAACTGAGCGTGCGGATCAACGACATCGCCTACGGTGATCAGCCGGCTGCTGACAAGGTCGCAGCGGTACAGGCTGAATCCCACGCTATCGACAGCCAGTCGGCAACATCCGAAGTGGTCAAGGCTGAGGACTTTCTCAACGACTACATTGAGGTGCTGCAGGCCCGGGCTGATCGTGGTGACGAAATTGACGGCCTGTCCACGGGCATTTCTGATTTGGACGAGAAGCTGCAAGGCCTCAAGCCTGGCCAACTGATCATCATCGCTGGCCGGCCGGCCATGGGCAAAACCACGCTCGCCATGAACATCGCATCTCACGCCGCTATCCGTGATGGCAAAAGCGTGATGGCGTTCAGCCTGGAAATGGATAACACGGGCCTGATGGATCGCTTCATGGCGTCCGAAGGGCGGGTGCCGTTACAGCTGATCAAAAATGGTAAAGCCCCTAACACTCACGGCGCCGAGCTGATGAGTGCCGCCGGCAAGCTCAAGAAGTCGAACCTGTTCCTGTCGGATCGCGCATCGATGTCAATGAATCGACTGCGCTCGGCCGCTCGCCGCCATAAGCGTCGGTATGGCTTGGATCTCATTGTCATCGACTACCTGCAATTGGTTGAGTCCGACTCGCGCACGTCCAGTCGTGAGCAGGAAGTCAGCCACATGACACGCACCGCGAAGCTTATGGCCCGAGAGCTAGGCGTTCCGGTGATCCTGCTCAGCCAGCTCTCCCGTAAATGCGAAGAGCGCCCGAACAAGCGTCCGCTGTGTTCTGACCTGCGTGAATCCGGCGCCATTGAGCAGGACGCGGACATCATCCTGTTCGTGTACCGCGACGAGGTTTACCACGAACACTCCGAAGCCAAAGGCATTGCCGAAATCATTATCGGCAAGGGCCGTGATATTGCCGGCGGCACCGTGCGCACCGCTTTCCACGGTCAGTACAGCCGATTCGAACAGCTCGCAGCTGGCTGGGTTGAGCCGACCAAACCCGAAAAGGTCAGCAGTCTGGCCGGTCGTTACAGAAAGGAAAATAACTGATGGCACCGATTCGCCTGGCCGTTCCGGTCCCGGCCAATTACCGCTATGCGGTGCATTGCTGCGGCTTCAAGTTGGACATGGATGTCCTGCCTGACCATGCCGTGGCTTTGTTCGCTGATGAGGCCATGGCCAAGCGCTACGGCGATTGGATGTGGCCATCGACTTTTGAGGTCGTTGACCTACTTGCCCGAAAGGAGGGCAACGTTTGAACACCCAAATCAAAACCCTGACAGTAAAACTGTCGGATGCCGAGATTGCGCGCAACGCCAAGCTCGAGTATGTGCGTGACCTGCGTGATGCCGGCCACCCTGCATTGCACTTTCGTTTCGCCAAGAACCGTGCGCGCGGTTCCTGGTACTTGCTCAACAAGCGCCAGTGGCACCGTATTGGCGCGTTTCCTGACCTGAACACCAAGCAGGTGATCGCAGCGTTGCCGGCGGTGCGCCTGCGTGTGGCGGCTGATGGCGCGGCCAGCGTGTCTGGCTGGCTGACCGTTGGCGAGTTGCTCGATTGGTTCGGTGATCGCATGGCCAAGTCGCGCGCGCTTTCCGACAAACGCCGAGCCGCTATCAAGTCCGCCATCAGCTGCCAGCTCAAGCCGCGACTGGATGATTTGCTGATCAGCGACGTGAACGCCCAGGCCCTCGACCGGTTGCTCATGTGGCCGGTACAGGCTGAGCTGTCGCTGTCGTATGTTCAGCAGTTGTTTCGTCTGCTTGCTATGGCCTTCCGTCAGGCGCGCAAGCTGGACCTGATCCCTGTTAACCCGATGGCCGAGCTGAAGTTCAGCAACTTCACGTCCGCGCGTATTCAGCCCAAGCCCGCACGGCTGCGCGATGTGCAAGTGCCCGAGTTGGTGACGCTGCTGGCTGAGCGATTCGACAGCGCGCCAGGTGACGCCATGCTGGCCTTAATGATGCTGTGCCACGGCACTCGGATCGGTGAAACCCGCCAGGCGCGGTGGGCTGACGTTGCACTGCCTGAGCGTGAGTGGTTCCTGCCGGCGGAACACACCAAGAGCAAGACCGAGCTGCGAGTGCCGCTGACTGATCAAGTGTGCGCACTGCTGCGCCGTTACCGTGACCGCCAGACCGCCCAGAGCTACACAGGGGCTTTTCTGTTCCCGTCGCGCCGTGGCAAGCCCCTGAGTGATAACCAAGCCAGTGCCGTGTTTACTCGGTTGGGGCAGGGCGCCTGGACCAGTCACGATCTGCGCAAGGTCGCCCGCACTGCCTGGACTGACCTCGGCGTCGACGGCCACATCGGCGAGATGTTGCTGAACCACTCCCTAGGCAAGATTGCTTCCACGTACATCAACACCCAGGCCAAAGAGCAGCGCCGCCTGGCTTTGGTGAAGTGGCATGACTGGTTAGATGCGCGTGGTTTCAAGGCGATTCACGCGCAGACCGGCGTTAGATATGAAGATTCGCAAAACCTCGTAGACGCCTTGAACGGCGGGGCCTGCGAGCCAGAACCACAATTTGTTAAGGGCGAGGTTTGTAAATGCGTTGGGGAGTGCTGCAAATGAGCAATGTTAAGGCGGCATTGCCGCGCGAGAGTGATCGCTTTTTCGAACGCGTTTTTTTGAAGTCCGGAAGCCTCCTTGGATCGAGTGAGCCGGAACCACGGAGTGCCGTATGAAGAAGCGCACTTACACAGATAAGCCACTAGGCGACACCGAATACTTGTTGGAGCAGTGGGGGTGGTGGCGAATGGATGGGATTGGAGTACCTCGATATGTGTCACCCCTTTATGCATTGATACGAGACAATAACGTCACCGAAGGCGGTCTCAAGAATTATTGCGTTACGGATGACGTGGCTTTGGTTGTAGATCGGGCGGTGGCCAAGCTTGCTGCTCGAGACGCTCAGATGGGGAATTTTATCTGGCTGTACTTCGGTCAAAAGTGGCCGGCTTTACGAGTTGCACGGGAAAATGAAATGGGTGAAGCCAAAGCACGTGAGCTAATCAAAGCTGGTGTGGCCTGGATCGACTGTGCAATCGAGGTATTTCGCGAAGCTGCGTGAAAAGTCTTTCCACGCGGATAAACACCTGTTTTCATGGCACCGTGTTCAGCTTTTCAAGCACGGCAATACAAGCTCCAGCCAGCGTGCTGGAGTTTGTGTTTTTGTCCAATTGCGGTATATGTAATGGCTCTTTAATGTCAGCAAGGAGCAGAAGCATGTCCGAAAAGTCAGAGACGCCGAAAACCAAACGGGAAACGCTAAAAGAAGCTTTGTCTGACTCGCTGTTCGTTAGGCAGGAATGGCAAGGACGCAACATCGACCCATTGCTTCAGCGGGTAGTCAATCAAACGAACAATTTCCCATCAAATGAGCACCACCTCACGCTCACAATTGGCGGGAATCTTGTGTCCGGTGTATTAATCTCCGCCAATGCGTATATGACCATATGGGCCGAAGCTTTTTCTTCGGAGTTCACTAACGTGGACGGCGTTGCCGATTCGATCCGTGAAGATTTGTTGTCTTGGGTGGCAGGCCCGGAAGATCCAGAAAATTCGCTGTCTGCGCAGTTTATCCACTTGAAGGAAGCTGAAATTTACTCCTCAAACGGTCGCCCAATTTTGTCAGGCGGATCGCTTTGGCGAGGAAAGCTTACAAGCGTCGACGGGTTCAACCTGGGGCGGATCGTATTCAACGGATGACGGGGTTTGGAAACGAGGCCTAGCTCAAACGCTGGGCTTTATGCAGATGAATTCGTTGGCTGATGCCCTGGCTAGCCTAGCCGTCGGTAGGGGCGGCAACGGACATACACCAAATCGACTGTCGGAGATCAGCACTAGCCAATTCCAACAATTTCAAGCCTCGGCGTTCGCCGGGGCTTTTTCGTTTTCGGCTCTGCCGCACCCACTTATCCGAGCTGAGAGTGTGGACAGTGCCGAATCTAATAACTTCCCGTAAGGGAGGAACCTGAGATGCCGAATATGCCAGATAAGCCAGACACATGGGCATTGATGCCTGCGTGGCTGAACCAGCATGCGCCAATCCTTTACCCGGCCGGGCTTTCCTTTGCCATGGCCGTGTTGCGCATTACCTATGGTGGTGGGTCGCGGCGCCAGATGCTGGTGGAGGGCGTGCTGTGTGGTGGGTTGACCCTGACCATCATCAGCGGTCTGGAGTTCTTCGGGCTTCCCCAGAGCATGGCTACCTTCGTTGGTGGTTGGGTTGGCTTCCTGGGCGTTGAGAAGATCCGTTCGATTGCTGACAGATTGACTGACTTCAAGCTGCTAAGTAGCAAGGTCGATTAATCCACGCTACGTTTCCGAGTGCACCAAATCAAGGCGCGCACCAGAAGCAAGGAGCAGGAACCAATGCCACCAAAGGCCAAACGTCCTTGCCGCTCGCCAATGTGCCCGGCCAAGACCCAGGCCACTAGCGGCTACTGTGAACAGCATGCGCACCTAGCCAGTGGCTGGGCTAAGCCCGGCCGGGGAACGGCTGAGCAGCGCGGGTATGACTGGGAATGGCGCAAGAAGCGTGCGGCCGTCCTCAAGCGTGACCGTTACTTGTGTCAGTGCGAAGACTGCAAGGGTTGCATCCTTCCAGCATCAGAAGTTGACCACATAACACCTAAATCCATGGGTGGAAGTGACGATTTTTGCAATTTGCAGTCGATAAACGAGGACTGTCACAAGGCCAAAACGCAAAGGGAGGCGGCCGCTGCCCGCCTAGTCCGCGTCGGCGAACGAGCAGAGATCAAGTAGCGAAAACGCACCGAAAAAACGCGTCGGAGGGGGGGCGGGCAAAATCTCTGCAGCTTTTTGCCTTCTCCACCGATCGCCCAGCTTTTTACGCGCGACCGCGAAATTAAAAAATTCGTACTTTTGGAAAAATTGGGGGGTGCCTGTGGGCCGTCACGCCAAACCGACCGCCTTGAAAGTGATCCAGGGCAACCCTGGCAAGCGGAAACTGAACAAGAACGCACCGTCACCCGACGCCTTGACGCATGTGCCCGAACCGCCCGATTGGTTCGGTGAAATTGCGAAGAACATCTGGCGTCAGGTTGCGCCCTGGTTGATTGAGGCCAGGATTTTGACCGGCACCGACATGCATAACCTTGAGGCGTTTTGCATGGCCTATCAGCGCTGGCGAGAGGCCCAAGACGACATCACCAAAAACGGGATCATCGTCATGGGCGCCAAGCAGGAAATCAAAAACCCTGCCTGCACCGTCTCCAATGAAACGCTACGCCAGATGGCCGCTTATGGCGGTGCACTTGGACTTGATCCTGCCGCCCGGGCGCGCCTCAAGCCTGGCGGCGAACAGAAACCAGACAACCCCTTTACCGCGCTGCGGGGAGGCAAAGCCGGATAACCACACCCTATGGCTAGCTCACCAAACGTCAACGCGGCGAACAAGTACGCCCGCGACGTGGTGGCGGGCAAGATTGAGGCGTGCAAGTGGGTGCGGGCCGCCTGCCGGCGTCACCTGGGCGACCTGGCTAAATCTGCAAAGAAGGGCTACCACTGGAAGTTCGATAAGGCTGAGGCTGAGCGGGTCTGCGTCTTTATCCAGTTGCTGCCGCACACCAAAGGCAAGTGGGCCGGTAAGCGCCTGCTGATCACCCTGGAGCCCTGGCAGAAATTTATCTTCTGCTGCATTTTCGGGTGGCGGTCCAAGCGCAATGGCCTGCGCCGCTTCCGTGAAGTTTATTGCGAGATTCCCCGCAAGAACGGCAAGAGCGTTATTGCGGCGGGCCTGGGCCTGTTCATGTTCACCATGGATGGCGAGTTTGGTGCCGAGGTGTATTGCGGTGCGACCACCGAAGACCAAGCGCTAGAGGTGTTCCGACCGGCACGGCTGATGCTCAAGAACACGCCGCAACTCATTGAGGAATGCGGCGCTGAACTGATGGTGATGAACCTGTCTATCCCTGAGGATGGCAGCCGCTTCGAACCGCTGATTGGCGATCCTGGCGACGGTAGTTCGCCCAGCTGCGCCATTGTCGACGAATACCACGAACACGCCTCGTCGTCGCTGTACGACACCATGATTACCGGCATGGGTGCCCGTGAACATCCGCTCATGTTCGTGATCACAACGGCCGGCTACAACCTGGCCGGACCTTGCTACGTCCTGCGCGGCCAAGTGAAAGACATGCTGCTGCACGCCCTGGGCGAAGGAGGCATAGAAAACGAAGAGCTGTTCGGGATCATCTACACCATCGACGATGGCGACGATTGGCAAGAACCGAAGGTATTGCGCAAGGCCAACCCGAACTTTGGTGTCTCGGTTGGTGATGAGTACCTGTTGCGTATGCAGGCGAACGCCAAGCGTTACCCGTCACAGCTGAACAAATACCTGACCAAACATTTAAACGTTTGGGTTAGCTCCCGGTCTGCCTGGCTGAACATGTCGGATTGGGCGGCGTGCGGCAATCCTGAACTGACCCTGGAGCAATTCCGGGGCCGTAAATGCTGGGTTGGGGTCGACCTGGCAAGCAAGTCAGACATTACCGCTGTGGCTCTGGTGTTCAAGGATAAGGACGAACGCGGCCGCGACGTATGGACGGTGTTTTGCCGCTCATATTTGCCAGAAGGCGCGATAGAGCGCGCGACCACGTTTAAGGATGCTTACGAAGGTTGGGTGGTTTCTGGCGAGCTGTTGACCACGGACGGGGAGGAAACCGACTTTGATGTGGTGCGCGATGACATCAAAGACCTGGCCGAGATGTTCGACATTCAGGAAATCGCCTACGACAAGTGGCGCGCCACGCAACTGGCGCACCAGCTGCAGGCGGACGGCGCCGAGGTAGTCGAGGTCGGCGGCGGCATTCAAACCATGAACATGCCTATGCGGGAGGTTGAAGCGGCGCTGGTTTCACGGCGCTTCAATCACCCTGCAAACGGTGTGCTGTCGTGGATGGCGGGGAACGTGACAACCAAGGAATACCGCGGTTGTTTGACCCCCATGAAAGAAGACGAAGGCAAGGGCAACTTGCGCAAGATCGACGGCATGGTCGCCATTCTGATGGGGATGAACCGCGCAATGCTGGCCGATCAGGCGCCCGGCAGTCTTCTGGATAGCTTGACTGACGATGACCTTCTAACCATGTGAGCCCCTATGAAAAATTGGCTTCCTGAACTGATCGGGACGGCAGGCTTTTGCCTGTTTGTTTCCGGGCTGTACGTCCAGTTCGGCCCGGGCTGGGCGCTGATGGCCGGCGGTGCCTTACTGCTGGCCGCCGCTATTAAGGCGGTTCGACAATGATCCTGGGCGCGATGTATGAGAACCGTAGCAGCCTGGAGAACCCAGCGACCAAGATGAACAGCGAGGAGCTGGGCGAGCTGCTGTGTGCGGGTAACGATATTGCCGTGAGCCCCGCTACAGCGCAAAGGCTGACGGCTGTGTATGCGTGTATCTACGTGCTGTCCAGCACCATGGCGCAGTTGCCATTAAACGTATTGCGCAAGGTCGGTGGGGAGATTGTGCCGGCCACGGATCACCCTGCGCACTACCTGCTGCACGATGAGCCCAATCAGTGGCAAACCTCTTACAAGTGGCGTGAAACCAAGCAGGCGCACACCCTGGGCTGGGGCAACGGTTTTACGCGCCTGGTGCGTAACCGACGTGGTGAGCTGCAGGCGCTGGAAATGTGCGAGCCCCAGGTAACCGATCTGGTAAAGAACGGCAACCGCTGGATCTACGCAACGCAGGATGACGATGGCTTGCCGCTGGCGGTAGCGCCTGAGGACATGGTGCATCTGCGCGCGATTGGCTCTGGCCGGCGAATGGGCACCAGTCCTATTCGGCAGAACGCCGAAACGATTGGCCTTGGCCTGGCTGCAGTGCGTTACGGCAAAGAGTTTTTCGAGGGAGGCGGCCGCCCTACAGGGCTTGTGACGCTCAAGGACGGAAACCTTCAGCGCGACGGTTGGGAGCGCCTTAAAAGCGTCTGGAACAGCGCGGTAATCAAGCTCAAGCAGTCGGAAAACAAGACGCTGCTGCTGCCTGCGGATCTGGATTACAAGGCGCTGACTATCGCGCCTGAGGATGCGCAGTTTCTGGAGACGCGCAAGCTGACGCGTAGTGAGATTGCCAGCATATTCAACGTGCCTTCTCACATGATCAACGATTTAGAGAAAGCCACGTTTTCCAACATCAGCGAACAGGCTATCCAGTTCGTCCGGCACTCGGTAATGCCCTGGGTCAAGAACTGGGAAGAAGAGCTGAACCGCCGGGTGTTTACGCGGGCTGAGCGCCTGGCCGGCTATTACATCAAGTTCAACCTGGCCGGCCTGCTGCGCGGCACCCCGAAAGAGCGCGCCGAGTTCTACCGGATCGCGATCCAAGACGGCTGGATGTCTCGCAATGAGGTCCGCGTGCTGGAAGACCTGAACCCAATGGCCGGTCTCGATTCGATGTTGCTCAACGTCAACACCACGTTACTGGGCGCTGACGGTAATCCGTTACCCGTAACGTCAAAGGAATAACCCCATGAGTGAGTTTGAGAAACGCATGCTGCCCGCGCAGCACTGCGAGCTTCGCGCTGTGCCGGCGGAAGAGGGCGGCGATCAAAATGCGTCACCACGCATTGCCGGCTACGGCGCTGTGTTTAATCAGCGTAGCGACCTGCTGGGCGGTTTCTTTGTTGAGCTGATCGCACCTGGCGCATTCGATGATGTGCTGGGCCAGGATGTACGCGGACTGTTCAACCATGACCCCAACTACCTGTTGGGCCGCACGGTCAGCGGCACGCTGCGACTATCGGTAGACCAGCGCGGCCTGGCCTACGAAATCGATACGCCCAACACGCAGACCATTCGTGACCTTGTTGTCGAGCCGTTGAAGCGCGGCGACATGAGCGGTAGCAGCTTCGCCATGCGTGTCGCCCCTGGCGGCGACACCTGGCACGAAGAAGACGGCGTGGTGGTGCGGACGATCTACAAGATCGCTGAACTGCGCGACGTGGGCCCGGTGTCATTCCCGGCCTATCCCGATTCAAGCGCTGCACAGCGCTCCCTGGACGCCTGGAAACAGGCGAAAAACGAAGGCCTTGAGGGTCGCGCTCAGTTTGAGCGTGACGCCCGTGAGCGCCTGCTTGATTTGAACGACCTTTAAGCCCTTGGGGGATTTATGACACTGCAACAACTGAAAGAACTGTACGCCCAGAAAGCCGCCGAAATGCGCAGCCTGCACGAAAGCACCGGGGACGAGGCATGGACGGGCGAGGTCCGCGCCAAGTGGGAGGCGATCAAGGTTGATCTGAAAGCCTTGAAAGAGAAGATCGAGCGCGAAGAAGAACTTCGCGAAAACGATCAATCCTTTATCGAGGAACGTGCACGCCAAGGCGCCCAGGGCAATCAGCAGCATCAGCAAGAGCTGACGGGCGCTGAGGCTGAACAGCGCGGCGCCTTCGATGCGTTCTTGCGTCGTGGTGCTGAGCATCTGACTGCCGAGCAGCGTTCGGCGGTATTTGCTCTGCGCGCCCAAGGCGTACAAGGCCCCGAAGCCGGCGGCTATACGGTGCCTACCACGCTGCAGGCGAAAGTGATCGAGGCCCTGAGCACCTACGGCGGTATCGCGTCCGTATGTCATTTGCTCAACACCGACAACGGTGCGCCCATTGCCTGGGCGGTGAGTAACGGCGGTGAAGAAGAGGGCGAGTTGATCGGTGAGAACAAGCCGGCCAACGAAAAGGATGTTGAGTTTGGTATGGGCACCCTGGGTTCCCACACCATCAGTTCGAAAATCATCCGCGTCTCCGAGCAGCTGTTGCAGGACTCCGGTATCGACATGGAAGCCTTCCTGGCCGGCCGTATCAGCAAGCGCTGTGGCCGCACGCGTAACCGCCTGATCGTGCAAGGTACTGGTGCAGCTGAGACGGACACCACACCGGCCCAGCCGAAGGGTCTGGAGGCGGCCGTAGGCGTGGGTAGCGTGACGGCCAGTGCAACTAAGTTCACCTGGCAGGAAGTCAACGGCCTGATTCACTCGGTCGACCCGGCTTATCGTGGGGCGCCTAAATTCCGCCTGGCCTTCAACGACAAGACTTGTCAGGCCATGGAAGAAATGGTTGACGGCAATAACCGTCCTCTGTGGCTGCCTGGTATCGACAGCGACCGCCCGGCGACCATCCTGAAACAGCAATACGTGATCGATCAGGCGATTGCCGATATCGCCGCTGGTAAGAAGTTTATGTATGCCGGCGACTTCAACGAGCTGATCTTGCGCGCCGTGCGCAGTCTGACCCTGAAACGCCTGGTCGAGCGTTACGCCGAGTACGGCCAGGTTGGCTTCCTGGCCTTCCTGCGCTTCGGCATCGTCCTGCAGGACACTGCAGCCATCAAAGCGCTGCAGGGCAAAGGCGCTGCCGCCTAAGCCTGGAGCGGGGCCGTGCAAGCGGCCCCTGTGTGCGCATGTTGACGCTTGAGCAAATTAAGCAGCATTGCCGGCTTGAGCTGGATGACACCGAGGAAGACGAGCTGCTGCAGGGTTACGGCCGTGCAGCGCGCCGAATGGTCGAGACTCGCACCGGTCGCAAGCTGGTGCGAGTCGAGTTGCCCGTTGATGCGCCGCCGGATGCTGTAGGCGATTACGACTACCTGCGCAGTCTGTTGCCGGCAACGGCGCCGGAGAATGCGTTACCCGTAACGGATGACGTAACTCTGGCCATGAAAATGCTGGTCGCGCATTGGTACCGCAATCGCGAAGCCGTGACCGACGCCACGGCAACCGGTTCACGCGCCTTGCCGCTGGCCTTTGAGGCGTTGGTGGGCCCTTACAACTGGATATCGTTATGAAGCACCCAGCCGCTGGCGAGCGGGATAAACGCATTGAAATCCGGGTGCGTAACGACAAGCCCGAGAATGACGCCGATCTGGTGTCAGGTTATACCAGCGTCGGCCGGCGCTGGGCGCTGCTGGAGCCGCTGGGCACGCTGTTGGTGCATAGCGGTATTCAGGTCGGCAAGAAGATCACCCACCGCCTGACCTTCAAGCGCCTGCCGGGGATTGACGACCGGCATGAGGTTGTCCTGGGCAAGCGGTTGTTTCGGGTGGTGGGTGTGGGTGACGTGAACGAATCGGGCATTGATACGGTGCTTGAGGTCGAGGAAATCACCGGTAACCCAGCCAGCGCGTCGTCCATGCCAAAGCGGGATATCTACGATGAGTAACAGCGTCGAGGTTAATGGCTACCTGCATATCGGGGGTTTCGAGAAGTTCGACCGCGAAGCCTTCGACAAGAAGAAAGTGCGCGCCGGGATGCGCAAAGCTGGCCGCCTGGTAACGGGTAGAGCGCAGATGAACCTGGCCCTGGCCCGGGGCGCGGCGGGTTATCCGCACGTGCGTACGGGCCGCTTGCGGGACTCGGTCACGTTCAAGGTGTCGCGCTCCGGGTTCATGGTGAAGGTGGCCCCGAAAAAGACCCGCGACATGCAGGCCTTTTACCCGGCCTACCTTCATTACGGGGTCAAGCAAGGCGGCCGCATCAAAGGCCAGGCCGGTGGCCGTCGCGCACGCGGTGGACGGGCGGATCTGGTGGCGGCCCGCCGTGCGGGAGGTTGGCGGATTGATCCGCGCGACAACTACATGGCCGACGCCCTGCAGGATTCTGCAGCAGATGTGCAGAAAATCCTGGGCGCCGCTTTGGCGGATGGCCTTCGGTAAACACAACCCTTTCATAAGCCCCGTACCCCGGGGCTTTTTTATGCCTGGAGTTCAACGGTGAAGCTGATTCCGATCATCAAGCACCTGCGCAATACCTGCCCGACTTTCATGCGCCGCGTGTACGGCGGCCTTGATTGGGACCCGGTTGCGAAGAGCGTGAAAACCGACATGCCGGCCGCGTATGTGATCTGCATTGGTGACTCTGCTGACCCTTCGGATACGCAAGGCATGATTCGTCAGCGTGTACGTGACGCCATCGACGTGAACGTGGAGGTGTGGTGTGAGGACGAGCGCGGTCAAGGCGCCGCTGACCTGATTCACGACCTGCGCGCCGAGCTTTGGCGCGCCCTGGTGGGGTTCAAGCCTGGTGGCGACGGTGCGCCGCTGCAGTACGACGACAGCGAATTGCTGCTGATTGATCGATCAAAGGCCGTCTACCGCTTCCGCTTCTTCACCGAGTTCGTGATAGGCCGCGATGAGGTGAAGTACGGCCAGCCGCTTGGCCCGCCGGAAACCTGGCAAGAGGTCGAGCACGATGCTTTGCATCCGTTTGATGGTGTGAACATCGTCAGGGATGACAGAAAACCTTCTCCGCCCGGCCCTGCTGGCCGGATCGATGTTTAAGCCCGCGAGGATCTGCAACTGTGACGCAAATCTATTTGAAACCAGTGGCCGGCCGGGACAGTCCCGACCCGTCCAAAGGTGGCGCCCTGCTGCCCGAAAAGGGCGATAGCGTGCCCCTGAACGCTTACTGGCAGCGCCGTATCAATGACGGCGATGTCGTGAAAGCGGAGCCTGAAAAGGCTCCCAAACCGACTGTTAAAGCCGCCAGGCCGGCGGACAACGGGAGTGCTGAGGCATGAGCGTAAGTTTTAACCAAATCCCCGGCGATATCCGGGTACCTCTGTTTTATGCCGAGGTCGACAACTCCCAAGCCAATACCGCCCAGGAGAGCTTGCGGCGGTTGATCATTGCCCAGGTGAACGACGATGCAGACAGCGAAGACATCGGCCGCCTGGTGCTGGTGTCGCGCACTACCCAGGCCGCGCTGATTGGCGGGCCAGGCTCGATGCTGGCCGCGATGCATAAACGTCTGCGCTCTATCGACGCGATAGGCGAGGTTTGGTGTTTGCCGCTGAAAGTCGAAACCGGCAACGCAGCCAAAGCCACCGTTACTGTAACGGGCGCCGCAACGGAATCCGGATTGCTCTCTCTGTACGTGGGCGGTAAGCGGGTGCGCTCGATTGTCACCGCCCAGGCCAGCGCGGCGTCCGTTGCGGCGGCGCTCGCCAAGGCGATCAACGACGACATTGATTTGCCCGTGACGGCTGCAGCAGTCGAGGCGGTGGTTACGCTGACCTGCAAGTTCAAGGGTGAGCTTGGCAATGACCTGATTGTCGTGATGAACCGCCTGGGCCGTGCAAATGGTGAGTTCACCCCGGCGGGCCTGACGGTGGCGGCCACTGCCATGACCGGTGGCGCGGGTACGCCGGAAATGTCGGTGGCCCTGGCCGCCCTGGGCGATGAACCTTTTGAGTTCATTGCACAGCCCTGGACGGACCCCACCACGCTCGATGCGTGGAAGGCGACCATGGATGAGAGTTCCGGCCGCTGGTCATGGTCCAAGCAGCTCTATGGGCACGTTTACAGCGCAAAGCGCGGCACGCTGGGCCAATTGGTGGCTGCGGGGCGTGTACGCAATGACCCGCATATCAGCATCGGCGGCTTTGAGAATAGCTTGCCGCAACCGGTGTGGGAGGTTGCAGCGCAGTTCATGGCCCGTACGGCAGTGTTTATCAGTGCAGACCCTGCACGACCTACGCAAAGCGGGGAGCTGGGCGCAATCCAGCCGGCGGCCGCGAGTGATCGTTTCCTGATTGATGAGTCCCAATCGCTGCTGAGCAACGGGATTGCCACATTCAGTTCCACCGGCGGTGCCGTGCGTATTCAGCGCGCTATTACGACTTACCAGCGTAACGCTTACGGCCAGGCTGATGACTCGTATCTGGATAGCGAGCCGCTGCACCAGTCGGCGCATGTGATCCGCTTTCTGCGCACGCGCATTACCAGCAAGTACGGCCGTCACAAGCTCGCCAATGACGGCACGGCCTTTGGGCCGGGCCAGGCCATTGTCACGCCGAACGTGATCCGTGCTGAGCTGATTGCAGCGTATGGCGAGCTGGAGCGCGCCGGCCTGGTGGAGAACGCCGAAATGTTTAAGGCCAACCTGATCGTGGAGCGCGACCCGAACAACCCGAGCCGCCTGAACATTCTATTCCCGCCGGATCTGGTGAATCAGTTGCGCGTTTTTGCGCTGCTGTATCAGTTTCGCTCGCAGTACCCCGAAGCGGCGTAAGCCGGTATCTGAACACCCAGCCCGCCACGTGCGGGCTTTTTTATGGGAGGCCGTATGGGCCAAGCAGTCGCAGGGACTTGCTACATCAAAGTCGACGGGAGCCAGCTGGTGGTCACGGGTGGCGTAGAGGCGCCCGTCTCCAAGGTTAAGCGCGAGTCGATCCGCGCGGGCTACTTCAAGGAAGAGGACGTAATCCCTTTCGTGAAAGTGGACGCGATTAAAACGCCAGGTATGGACCTGGCGAAGATCACCACCAACACCAACATGACAGTGACGGCCGAATTCAGGGATGGCGGCGTGTACGTGTTGAGCGGCGCGTACCTGGTGGATGACGCCACGGTCAATGGCGACGACGGAAAACTCACCCTCAAATTTGAAGGCATCAACGGAGATTGGCAGTAATGACCAGCACGACCATTCACAAACTGAAAGTACCGATCACCGCGCACGGCGAGCAGCTGAATGAGCTGGAAGTGCGCCGTCCTACCACCAAGGAAGTGCGGGCCATCAAGGCGCTGCCGTACACCTTGAGCGAGAACAGCATGCCGGTGGTGGAGCCAGACGTGGTGTGCAAGTACATCGCGGTTTGTACCGCTATCCCGCAAAGCTCGGTCGAACAGCTGGACCTGGCCGACCTGAATGAGCTGGCTTGGGTGCTGATCGGTTTTTTCATGAATCCGGCGTCGACTCCGCAGACCGCCTAATCAGCCTGGTCTATGACCTGGCGTATTTCTGGAAGGTCGACCCCGACAACATGATGGGGCGGCCGTTGGATGCGCTTCTCGAAAGCTTTGAGCAAGCGCACCGGATCTTGAGAGAGCAGCAGGTGGATTAATGGCCGACAAGTTCCAGCTAAAGGCGCTGATAACCGGCGTCGACAAGCTGTCGCCGATGCTGGGCACCATCCGTAAAAACGCCATGGGACTGCGCAAGCAGTTGAACAGCACCGGCCTCGGCAAGATCACGTTTATGGAAGCCCTGCAGGGCGGCGCCATGGCGGCGCCGTTCGTGATGGGGGTCAAGGCCGCGATTGGCTTTGAAAGCGCCATGGCGGACGTTAAGAAGGTGGTTAACTTCGATACGCCGCAGCAGTTCAAGGACATGAGCCAGGATGTTCGGAACCTGTCCAAAGAGCTGCCCATGTCGGCCGAAGGGATTGCGGCCATCGTGGCGGCAGGTGGTCAATCCGGCATTGCCCGGGAAGAGCTGAATGCTTTTGCCCAGGACGCGGTAAAGATGGGTATTGCCTTCGACACCACGGCCGAAGAATCCGGCTCGATGATGGCGAAGTGGCGCACCGCGTTTAAGTTGAACCAAACCGAAGTGGTGGTGCTGGCCGACAAGATCAACGAGTTAGGCAATACCGGCGCCGCCAGTGTTGGGCAAATTTCCAAGATCGTGACGGCCATCGGTCCGCTGGGCGAAATTGCAGGCCTCAACGCCGGCCAGATTGCCGCTATGGCATCGTCCTTGGCTGGGGTTGGTACCGCCGAAGACGTAGCCGCGACGGGCATGAAAAACTTTGCGCTTACGCTGACTGCAGGCACCGCGGCTACCAAGTCGCAAAAGCAGGCATTTAAGGCGTTGCGCCTGGATTCCGCAGCTATCGCCAAAGGGATGTCGACTGACTCCGAAGGCACCATCAACAAGGTGCTTAAGTCGATTGGCAAGGTCGAGAAAAGCAAGCAGGCAGCTGTGCTGACGCAGTTGTTCGGCAAGGAATCGGTAGGGGCCATCGCGCCGCTGCTGACCAACTTGGACACGCTGCAGAAGAACTTTGGCCTAGTGAACGACCAGACCAAGTTCGGCGGCTCGATGCAGAGGGAATATGCATCCAGGGCGGCCACCACGGCGAACGCCCTGCAGCTGATGCAAAACCGTGTCACGGACCTGGGTATCTCTGTCGGTTCGGCGTTGCTCCCGCCGCTGAATGACTTCCTTGAAGCCATAGGGCCGATCGTCTCCCAAATATCGACGGTGGTTGCTGCAAACCCGGCATTGATTAAAGCGATTGTCGGGGCTGCTGCAGGCTTCGCTGTGCTGCGCCTGGCCGTGATCACGGCCACTTTCGCCATGACCATGTTCGACAACGTGACGAAAAAAAGCATCGTCGGGATTGTGGTGCGTGGCCTGGCGATGGCAGCCGGTATGTTGATTGCCAACTGGTCCTCTGTGGCGCCGTTTTTCCAGGCGGTTTGGGAAAAAATCCAGGGCCCGGCAATGGCGCTGTGGGCTTGGCTGAAAAATGCCTTTACCTACACGCCGCTTGCCCAGGTGATCGAAAACTGGGGGCCGTTGACGGAGTTCTTCGCGGCGACGTGGGAGCTGGTCCAGGCGCTGTCTGTGCCGTTCTTTGACTTCATGAAGACGGCTTTTGACTTCTCCCCGCTGGGCCTGATTGTCAAGCACTGGGCGCCGATCACCGCGTGGTTTCAGGGTCTGTGGGAAACCATCAAGCCGATCATTGAACCGATCTTGAAGTTCATGGGGGCTGGTGAGGGTGGCCCCGGGATCATCAAGACCGCGACCAACAAGGCCCAGAGCTGGGCGCAAGAACAGCGCGAACGGAATGCGGGGCCTGGAGGCGGTACAGGGGCCTTTGTCCAAGCTGATGCAGTGGATCAGGCCATTAATGCTCAGACGGCGCGCAATGCGTCCATGGGCGGCCTGGATGCTAAATCCTTGCTACGTGCGCCGGGTGCGCCATCGATCAATCAGCAGGCGGCAGCTAACCAGCGGAATAATCTGGAAGGTTCGTTTCTGATCAGGATGGAAGGCGCGCCGCCAGGTACGCGTGTGGAAGGTTCAACCAATCAGCCAGGCCTTAAGGTCGATTCGCAATTGGGCACCCGTACTCTGTCGAGGTAAGCAATGGCCACTTGGCGCGAGCAGTTACAACCGGCGTCGTTTCGCGGGGTGCCGTTTCACGTTGAATCGGAAAGCACCCCCGTAGGCCGCCGGACACAGGTGCATGAGTTCCCCCAGCGCAACCGCCCTGTAGTTGAAGACCTGGGCGAGCAAACCCGGATCATCAAGTTCACGGCGTTTGTGGTGGGGGAGGATTGTTTTTTTCAGCGGGACAACTTACTGCAGGCGCTCAATCAGCCCGGCCCTGGGACGTTGATTCATCCGTGGTATGGGCAGATGTACGGCACCGCCACGGATTGTTCGGCGGGCCATGCCTGGAATGAAGGCGGCGTCACTCGCTTTGAGTTGATGTTTGTCGAAGGGGGTGAAAAGGGCTACCCAGCCGGCGTGCCGAACACGGCGCGACAGTTGGAGGCCGAAAATGAAAGCCTCTTGGATTCCGCGATTGCGCGATACAAGGCGGCAATGGCCCTGGTCAATAAAGCCCGCCTGAGCGTCAAGGCGCTGCAGAACGGCCTGGCCGGGGTGCAGATGTTCATTCAGCAGGAAATCAGCCAGATCACGGGCCTGGTTAGCTCTGTGGTGACGCTGGCCGACATGGTGGCCAACTTTCCCGACAACCTGGCGACCATGCTGCAATCGCAATTTTCCGGCATGTCGACCGACTTTGACCGGTTCAGCCTTTCGCGTCGAACGGCCAGCAGCAAGGTAGAGGCTGCTAGGGGTATTGCGGCGCTGCCGCCGCCTGCAGGTGGAGCGGCCAACATCGCGGCAGTTACAGCCACGCGTGAGCTGGTGCGTGACGTGTTGATCATTGATGCGCTGCGCATTGTCGCGGCCATGCCAGTGATTCAGGCGCCGTCTCTGCTTCCAGGCGTTCCAACCCTGGAGCAACAAGTAGCGGCCCCGATTGAGCGTGTCGAAGTGCCGGTAACTGACGATGTGCTCTCGTTGCGTGATGACATCAGCGCAGAGATATGGGACGCGCAGCTGCAGGCCGACTACGCGCACTTTGAGCGCTTGGACAACGCCAGGAAGCTCGTCAAGGCACACCTGGCGGAAGTCGCTAAGGCCAGTGTGCGACTGATCGAGGTCACCCCGAAACAAACTCTGCCGGCGTTCGTGCTGGCTTACCAGCAGTTCGGTGACGCATCGCGCGCCGATGAAATCGTTACGCGTAACGCTGTGCAGCATCCGGGCTTTCTGCCACCGCTGCCGTTGAAAGTCGCCCAGGAGTAACCCCTATGGACCCGCAAAGCGCTGTGACACTGAGTGTCAACGGCATGGATTACAGCGGCTGGAAGAATGTCAGCATCACCGCATCAATTGAGCGCCAATGCCGAGACTTCAACGTTGGCGTGACGTGGGAGCTGTCCGGAGACGTGCCTATCCCGATTCGCCAGGGTGACCGCGCTGCTGTTCGGATAGGCGCCGATCACGTGTTGACCGCGTATGTCTTCAAGACTCCGATCAGCTATGACGCCAAGCAGATTACCCGGGCCATCGGCGGTCGTTCAAAGACGGCGGATCTGGTCGACTGCGCCGCGATCAACAAGCCCGGCCAGTGGCGCGGCCAGAGCATACAAACCATCGTGAAAGCCTTGGCGTCGACCTACAACATCGAAGTTGTTAGCCAGGTGCCCGAGACCAGCAAAGTCACGGATCACACGATTGAGCCGGGAGAGACGGTTTTTGAATCCATTGACCGCCTGCTGACACTTTCCCGGCTGCTGTCGACGGACGATGAGCTGGGGCGTCTGGTGATCGTTTCCCCAGGTAGTGCCGGCCGTGCGGTCGACCGCCTGGAGCTGGGGCAAAACATTTTGACCGGCAGCACTGAACTGGATTTTTCAGGGGTGTTTTCGGAATACCGCGTGATCGGGCAGCGCAAGGGCACCGACGATGAGTCGGGCGCCGCAGCATCTGAGGTGGCTTCGACCGTTACTGACCCACGGGCGCCGCGCTATCGGGTACTGCAGATACAGGAAAGCGGTGACCTGACACCGGAACTGGCTCAGGCCAGGGCGAACTGGGAGCGCGGTAACCGCATCGGTAAGGCGCTGACGCTCAAGTACAAGGTTCAGGGGTGGCGTCAGTCGAACGGCGCGCTATGGCGGGTAAACCTGTTAGTCCGGGTGGTGGATCGATACCTGGGCATTGACCGGGACATGTTGATTAGCGAGGTGCAATACAGCCTCGACGAAGGCGGCACCACCTGCAGCCTTTCGGTTGCGCCGGCAGAAGCCTTTCTGCCCGAACCTAAAGACCCGCACAAATCGCGCAAGCTCAAGAAGGGCGGCGCAGCGGACAACTTTGAATACCTAATTCCTGCCGACTGGAAGCCCGAATGAGCAACCTAAAAAATATTCTGGTGCGCGGTACGTTGAGCCTGGTCGACGGCCTGAAAAAGCTGCAGGAACTGCAGGTGAAGTTGCTGGCCGGAGAGATCAAGGACGGCATGGAACACTTCGAACCCTACGGTTTCACGTCCAGCGCCCATGCCGGCGCCGAGGTGCTTGCGGGCTTCTTTGGTGGCAACCGCTCGCATGGGGTGGTGCTCTGTGTCGCAGACCGTCGCTTTCGCCTGCAGGCCCTGAAAAGCGGCGAGGTAGCGCTCTATACCGATGAGGGCGACAAGCTGCACTTTAAGCGCGGCCGTGAGATTGAAATTGAATGCATGGTGCTTAAGGTCAAGGCAGAGACGGCGGTTGAGTTCGACACGCCGGAGATTCGCACCACCGGCAAGATCGTTTCTGCAGGTGACCAAGTAGCCGCCGGCATTAGCCAGGTTGAGCACGGCCACACCGAAGTCATGAAGGGCCCGGCCGTTTCCGGGCCGCCTGAAGCGGCGGGCTAACCATGGCAGTCGTCAACGAAGAAGTGACCGAAAGCGTCTGGCGTCGCGCGGCCGTGGTCAGCCTGCTGACTTGGCGTCGTGCCGGCACGGATGACGCGCTTGATGATGCTGAGCGCTACGGCTGGTGGGGTGACAGCTTTCCCACGGTGACCAACGACCAAATCGGCTCCCGCCTGTGGCAGATGCGCCGTCGCACCCTCAACGCTGAAACGGTGCGGGACGCTACGACGTTCGCCCGGGAGTCGCTGCAATGGATGCTCGATGACGGCCGGGTAAAGGCCGTCGACATCACCACTACGCGCGGCGTTGATCGCCTCGACATGCGCATTGTTCTGGTTTTTCGGGACGGTGCGGCGCTGGAATTCTCTCTAGATAACTTGTGGCAGGTGATTCATGCCGTTTAACACTCCGACCATGCCCGAGCTGATCAGTCGTGCCCGTAGCGATTTGGCGGGCTCTAGTGCGCTGCTGCGCTCTGATGCTGAAGTGCTTGCGCGGGTCAACTCTGCGGCGTCCTACGGCCGCTATGCGCACCAAGCGTATATCGCTGATCAGATTCTTCCTGACAAGGCTGATGAGGACACCTTGCGTCGTATGGCGCGGTCCAGGCTCAAGCGTGACCGGCTGCCGGCGGTAGCTGCAACGGGCCCTGCCAAATTTACCGGTGCTGTGCCCGCCGCGCTCGATGCCGGCACATTGCTGCAGCGCGAGGATGGGCAGCGCTTTCGCGTGTCGTTATCCGTAACGCTGAGTTCCCCTACTGGCGTTGCCACATTGGAGGCGGTCGACGCGGGCCAACTGGGAAACACACCCGCCGGCACGGTGCTGCGCAGCGTTTCGCCCGTTGAAGGTGTGGCGGATACGTTCACCGTCCTTGAGCCAGGCATTGCGGGCGGCACCGAACAGGAAAGCATCGAAGCGCTACGCGGCCGGGTGATCCGCTCTTATCGAGTGGTGCCGCACGGTGGCAGTACCAGTGACTACGAAACCTGGGCGCTTGAAGTGCCTGGCGTGACGCGGGCATGGGTTCGTCGGCGTTGGATGGGCCCCGGCACGGTAGCGGTGTTTATCGTCAGGGATGGCGACTTAAGCCCCATTCCAGGGGCGGAAGCGCTGGCCCTTGCGCTTGCCTATATCGAGGGAGAGCGCCCGGTAACGGCTGAAATCGCCGTCTTGGCGCCAGTAGAGAAGCCGATTCAATACGAAATCAAGTTACTGCCTGACAGCAGTGTCGTGCGCGCTGCTGTCGAAGCGGCCCTGGTGGATCTGCATAACCGTGAATCAGACCTGGGCGGCAAGTTGCTGCGAACGCATATCAGCGAGGCCATTAGCGGCGCTGCAGGCGAGAAAGATCATGTGCTGTTAAGCCCCGCCGGCGACGTGGTGCCGGGCGCCAATGAGTTGCCGACCTTCGGGGGGATCTTATGGCGATAAGAACAGCGGCCGATTATTACCAGCAGCTGGTCGCACTACTGCCGCCAGGGCCGGCCTGGGACGTGGAGCTGGTGCCGGAAATCCGCGAGCTGTTGCAGGCCGGCTCTATGGAGTTGGCCCGCGAAGATCTGCGGCTATCCGACCTGCTGGCCGAGAGCGACCCGGAAACCGTGCGCGAGTTGGTGCCCGATTGGGAGCAGGTTATGGATCTGCCGGATCCATGCCTGGGCGAGAGCCCGGCATTTGAGGATCGGCAACTGGCCGTGCGGCGCCGCCTGGTTGAAGTCGGCGGGCAAACCCCGGCGTTCTTTGTGCAGCTCGCCATCACCCAGGGTTACCCGCAAGCCACCGTGACCGAACACCGAGCGCCGCGCTTCGGTGTCGCGCGCTTCGGCCGTGCGCACTTTGGAACGTGGTCAGCTCAGTTTATGTGGACGCTCAACACAGGCCCGCGCCGCCGGCTGGGTCGCCGTTTCGGTGCTAGCTACTTTGGCGAACGATTTGGGGCCAACCCAAGCGGCGCCTTGGAGTGCGTGATTCGACGCAGTGCACCAGCGCATGCATTGGAATTTATTAATTACGGGACAGGTGTGTAGATGGACTACCCTAAAAGTGTGCCGAACGTTGGGTTAGTAGGCGGAAAGTTTGTTGACGAGAACATTGCTACTGGTCAAGTTGGATCTTTGATCCCATCTGCCTGGGGGAGTGCTGTAACTGACGAGATAATCAATGTAATTAAAGCGGGTGATATTGCGCCTAAGGAAAATGAAAATAATCAACTGGCATTGGCTATCAAGGAGATTATTAAGAAAGGCACGGTAAGTTCAAATAATGACACGGCTGTAGTCGGGAAAGTCTCTGATGTGACTAGTGCTCGTTTCATTAGCGGGAATACGGATACTACTGATTTGCCCGCAGGGGTCGGATATTTTTCTGGTATTCGCGCCAAATACAACGGCGGGAAGCTGGGATTTGACTTCGGTTGCTCAATGACTAGCCGTAGATCGTTCGGGCGTCTGACCTTGACGGATGGCACTGGCGACTGGTTTGAGTATTTGACGACTGCAAACTTTAACCCGGCAGACTATATTCCGAAAAATGGCGGCGCTTTTTATCCGAAGTTTTCGGGGTTGTCTTTCAACTCGGAGGCCGGTGGTTACAATACCATTGGTGGTTACATCGGGTGGGGGGCGAATGGTAGTGGCACCGTGCAATTTATTTGCAATAAAGGGGGTGGCAGCACTGGCGGATTTTTGTTTGCGCACTCCGATGCGGCGGGCAATTTGACCAACGCTATGCGGTATACGCCAGACGGTCGTCTGGCGATTGCAACAGAACTATACGTACCAGCAATCGTCAGTAATACAACGGCTCCAACGCAGTCACAGGGCTACGCAGGCTCCTATATCGCAAACTGCGCATACGTTGTTGCTGCTGTTCAATACAAGATCAATGGCAACGCGTGCGGTGAGGCCGGTTTCATTGGCGGGGATTCTGCCGTCCCTTACATGAAGAACACTAATGGAACAGTTGTTCGTCTTCAGGTGGACCGTCCTAAAGACACGGCGCTATTGTCGCCGAGTGGCTGGAGCAAAAACGCGGATACGGGTGAGATTAAACAGTGGGTCGAAGTTTTGGTTGATGATATTTCATCTACTAAAAACTTAGCTGTGTCGTGGCCTTTTCAGTTTCCTAACAGCTTTTTAAATGCCCAAATAACTTTTCGCATTACATCAAGTATCGGATGTACATGTGCGGCATCTTATCATTCTGGGACTACTTCGGGTTGCATCGTAAAAGTGGAAGAATGGGCCTCGATTCTGCAAACGGGGATGGTTGCAATTGTTGAAGCGCGAGGTAACTGATAAATGAAAATTTTCTATAGCGCCAAAGAAAATGCTTTCTTTAATGAGGTGTTCCACAACACTCGGACTATTCAGGTGCCAGATCCAGAATGGGTTAGGCCAACTATCCCAATCCAAGATCCGACATGGAATCGCCCTTATATTCAGGTTGAAAACCCGGAATGGAGTGAGGGGGATACGGAGACGCCTGAAACCATTTTGGTTACTGATCTTGATGCAGTAGCGCCGATGATTGAGGTGCCGGATGACAGCGCTTTTGCCCCGTTGGTTGTTGTGGCCAACCCTAAGTGTTTGCTGCCGCCAGAATACGAACTGGTGGACGTTTCCCAGGAAGAGCATGACGAAATCTATCGGGTGCTATCGCTGGGTGGGTCGATCCTTGCGCCTGGTGAAAATGGCCGCCCGAGTACGGCTCCAGCGCCTGGGCCTACGGTGGAGGAACTGAAAGCGCGGGAGCGGGCTATTCGTGACCGTGTGTTGCTGCTGACTGATCCGATGATATCCCGTCACCGCGACGAGCTGGAGGCTGAGCGGCCTACAACCCTCACTGTCGAGCAGTACAAGCAGTTGCAGGGCTACCGCCAGGATCTGCGCGACTGGCCCGAGTCTGAGCGTTTTCCGGTAGTCAAGTACAGGCCAGAACAGCCTGCATGGCTGGCTGAGTTGATCCAATAACGCCCCGCACTGCCGGGGCGTTTTCTTTTCTGCCTTTTGAGGATACCTATATGCCAATCACATCGCAGCAATTGCAGCTCGTCCTGCCCAACGCTGGCCGCCGAGCCAGCGTATTTGTTCCTGTCCTGAATACCGCCATGAACCGCTATGGAATCCTGGGCACCGCGCGCGCCGCCGCGTTCATTGCCCAGGTCGGTCATGAGTCCGGCCAGTTGCGCTGGGTTCGCGAGATCTGGGGGCCAACGGCGGAGCAGGTCGGGTACGAAGGCCGCGCCGACCTTGGCAACACCGTCAAGGGTGACGGCTCGAAGTACCGAGGGCGTGGACTGATCCAGATCACCGGACGTGCGAACTATACCGCGTGCGGTGAAGCCCTAGGCCTGGACCTGATCGATATGCCGGAGTTGCTCGAGCTGCCCCAGTACGCAGCGATGTCGGCGGCCTGGTTCTGGTCAACCCGTGGGTTGAACACGCTGGCGGATCAGGGTGATTTCTCGAAGATCACCCGCCGCATTAACGGCGGACTCAACGGCCTGGAAGATCGTCTGCAGCTGTGGGAGCGGGCGAAAAAGGTGCTGGCGTGACGCCCTTGCAGAAGCTTACCCGCCTGGTAGTGCTGATCCTGGTGCTGATGGCGGGGGCCGCCGGTGCTACCTGGCAGGTTCAGGACTGGCGCTTGGGCAAGAAGCTCTCCGAGCAAATGGCGGAGCAGGGTGCTTTGCACCAGAAAGCCTTGGACGCGATCACCAACGAAGCCTGGCAGCAACAACAGGCAGAGCAGGACAAGCGCCTGACCATCGAGAAACAACTCGCACTTCAGGACCAACAACACACCAAGGAGCTCTCCGATGCCCAACGTAATCAGGGCGCTCTGCGCGATCGTCTTGCCACTGCTGATGTCCGGTTGTCAGTCCTTATCGCCGCAACGGATTCAGCCAGTGGCTGCGACGTGCCTGCTGCCCCCGGCACCGTCAGCGTGGTTCATGCAGCCCGTCGAGCCCAACTTGACCCAGCGCATGCTCAACGAATTATCGCCATCACCGACGCCGGCGACCAAGGACTGATCGCGCTGAGGGCGTGCCAGGCGTATGTCAGGGCTATAGCGCGCTGACGGGCCGGATCAGTTCGGCTCCTTGGTTACGCACATTACCCACGGCCGTGTCGACCTTGAACCATTCGAAGACCTCGGCTGGCTCGCCCTGGTGCAACACCATTTGCTCGGCTCGCTCCTTGGGCGTAGCCGGGTCCAACCATTCCCGGGCCAGGTCCGGTGTCAGCACCACGGGCCGACGGTCGTGGATGTCTACCATGCCGCCGGCGCTGTCGGCGGTAATGATGACGAAGCCGTCATGTTCACCTGGGCCTTCATCAGCATCCGGGAGCTGACCGATTGCGGCACAGAATATGGGGGCACCATCCCGCCGGCGGATCAGGTAGGGCTGCTTCTTGGCCCCGCCTTCATCCACCCACTCAAACCAGTTATCGATTGGCGTGATCGCCCGGTGCGGCCAGATAGCCCGAAAAAACGGGCCGTCGGCGACTTTTTCCACGCGTGCATTGATTGGTGCCGCGCGATCTTTCGCCCAGTGCGGTCTCCAACCCCAGCGAACGGGATCGGCATGGAGCATGTCGTCCTGCTGGTGCAGCAGCGCAACTGCGGTTGTCGGTGCGACGTTGTAGCGCTCAATTGGCTGATCTCCCACGGAGTTAGCCAGGGCATTGGGCATGCTCAGAGCCGCAACAAAGTCGTGGATTCCTCGATACTGTGTAAGCCTTCCACACATGATCTTCCCTCCTGCCGTCAATTCAGCCTAGCTTTCGCTAGAGGATTGAGCTTGACGAATCTCGCCCAGCAGTCGTTGATTCTCCCTGAGCAGGTGGTCTCGCTGGCCGGTAATGAGATCGATGGGGCGAAAGCTTCCTTTGTCAGATGGCTCATTGCTCATCGTCGAAATTCGATCAAGTGCTTCTCTCAGAGCGGCCTCCGCCGAAGCCTTGCCAGTAGCAAGCATGTCATTCATCTGCACCAGTCCTGCGACATTGGCTCGCGCCTTTCTGAGCATCGCCTCGGTCTGGATCAGTTCGTCCTCAAGCAGGGCGCACTGGTGCTGGTACATTTCCAGAGGCGTAGGGCAGCCAAGCCACGCCGAGGTGTCGTCGTCGATGTTCATGGTTAGTAAGCTCAATTGCTGTATGTGTATACAGTAATCGAGGTTCGGCAACGAGGTAGCCGTTGGCCGACGAGTTGCAGGTTTACCCGACGATCAGTTAGGGAGCATTTAGAACGGCCAGTGTTAGCTTGATGAACTCTTCGTTGCGGTCGATGGTGTCCAACGCGCCGCGAACGTTGTCGGCGATTTCGGTGCCGCCTTGCTGCTCCACCCAGATCGTAAGCTCCATGATGGCTGCTTCAAGGGCAAGTTGGTTTTCGCTTATTTTGGACAGCAGGGAAGGGAGTAGGTCAGAGTTCTGCATCGGTGTTCCTCCTTGGAGTGAACAGCGTAGCAGCTGAGTTGCTTGGTGGTGGATTGTGTTCGGTCGGCAGGACGCCGAGAGGGGACATTAGCAAGCTGGTTTGATTGTCAAGTGCCCAAACATTTCCATATATTCATTGGGCCCATCAAGGCTCGAGGCATCAAAGGCACGTGACCAATAAGCTAGCCAGCTCTCAAGTTCTTCAACGTCGTACTCGCGAGTTGCGACACCGACCATAATGGCGACAAATTCGTCGCTGGGTGCGGTGAGCTCGTAACCATTCAGCAACAGAAAAATATACCCAGCCGCGGCTGCAGTTCGCTTATTGGCGTTGGCAAAGCAATGATTTTTGATGAGGCTTTCCATAAGCACAGCAGCAAGACAGAACATGTCGTTTGTCTGTGTGTAGTACCTATGAGTCGCAGGTCTTGCCTGTGAGGAGTAAAGAAGCTCTTCACTCAGAACGCCCAATGGCTCGGCTGGGGTTTGCGATAAAATCAGGCGCTTGTTGATCCATATGAGAGCTTCTGGAGTGAGGTATCGAACCCCCTCCAGATGCTCGCTTAGCGCAGACTGCTCCATTGTCGACACAAGTTAGACCTTCGCCAGATCCTCAAATGCCTTTTCATAGCGATGGAATGCCGTGCAGAAGGCCTTTTCGATTTGAGCTTGGTAAACGCCTTCAGCCGAACGTGGTTCCGCCACGCGCGATTTGTCACGCTGCGGGATGTAGATGCGATCGGTTTTTTTCAGTGCGTGTCCCACGGTTTTCTCCTCGTCCCGGCAGTGCCGGGGAATGCCATAACTGGTCTAGAAATGGTCTTCATGCGCCGTAAAACGTAATTTACGGTCCACTTAAAGTGGAGGGCGATTCTTCATATGTCAACGCATGAAGTCAATGAAAAATAACTATCGGAAAGCCCGTTCGTCATTTTGCTGCCCTTCACACAGTGTGTATCGGCCGAAATTTCGGTATCTGAATGCCTTGTTGAGACCATTCATGACATCGGACAGCAACCTCGCTAATCAGTTCGTAAAATTGACCTTCTGATCAGGATACGGCTGCGAATCGATGAGAAATTCTGTCTAATACTACCTCTGTCTATCTCGGTTTCATTGGCCAATTCAGGCGGTGTCTTGCATAAGAGTTTTAGACGGTAAATCCCTGAAGGCCATGAATTGCGGGGTCTGTGCACGTATCCAGCCCATACTGCTGCATCATGGGGGTGTGGGAGGACAGGTCTGAAGTGGTTTTACTCATTGGGTCGTAGGCAAATTCGTTGAAAGGAGTGGGGCAAATGTGGGGCATTCCGCCCTGCGATTTTGCGATGGGCGCAAGGTTAACACGCGAGGTCGGGGCTTCGCAGGTCGCGTACGGTTAGTAAAGTGCAGGACGAAAGTCAGGGGCGGAGAGCAGGCTGTAAGAGCCGTTATTTTGCCCTGCGGCCACTGGCGGGGAACAAGCCTCGGATAACGCCGAGAAAAGCGGCAAACAAGTTGATTGAGGTTGCGGTAGTAATAGCAATCAACACGTTATCGGAAAAGGGGGCTTTGCCGGAGTAGTACGTTGACCAACCATTCCACACAAGTAACACCGCCCAAAAGATCACGCCGCACGCAGCAAACCAGAAAGCACGCCCCGCATATTTCTTGCGCAGCAGCCGTTCAGCCTTCTGATCTTTCAGGTTTTGGTTTCTTTCGTCGTCAGCGCCTACTGCCTGCTCGCCTCCGGGTTGGGAGTCCTGGTCGGGCCCTGATGCGGGGGGCAGGGTCAGTTCCAGGGTGTCGAGTTCCTCATTCACGGTTGCGGCTCTTTGGGTGAATGAGCTGCGCCATTTCCTTCCAGTCAATGGCGGAACCGTCCGCGCCCCTGAGTGCCCAGGCGGTACCTTCCTCGTGGGAGAGGTTGGACAGTTGGGTGCCCGACCACTTGCCGTATTTATTGATAATGCGGTCAATCAAACGATGGGCGTAGGTGTCGCTTTCAGGAATTCTCGGGGTTACGAAGACGATGTCTTCGACGTCGGGCTTAAGGTTGCTGAGCAGCGACGTCACCGGGCGGCTGCCGTAGGATTTCAGCTCATGATAGAGCGATGGAATGACCGGGCCGTATTGCCAGCGGGCAAAGTGGTCATCCATAAGGGGGAGCTCCCTTTCACGCAGATGCCAGGACTGGGTGTAAAACAGCAGCTTTTGAAGCTTCATGGGAGTCAAGCCTGCAAGCTTGCCTTCCTTGGCGCGTTCAATGAAGGCGTTAGCAACAGCTAGAGCTGAATAGGCCATGAGCACCTCCGGAATGGCTGGCTACGTTGTTACAGAGTTTCATATATAGGCTCGGGCTTGTCGACATGCAATGACGCCGGCTGACTGATGTCGTGTTGTTTCCCGGCCTGGTTTGAAAAGCTGTATCCAGTGTGGTGGATAGTAGTGAGTAGACCACTGTTTGCATAGCCAGTATTTTGTGTCAAATTCCAGCGCAATAGGGATTAATGCATAGATTATGCAAATTAGCATTTGCCAATGCTAAAAACCCCCGGCACTATCCACGTTATGCAAAAACGCAACGTTTCTATCGTCTTACGCGAACTGCTGGACCGCGACCGGATCTCCCCCACGGAGCTTCACCGGCGTACCGGCGTGCCTCAATCCACGCTGTCCCGGATCCTCAGCGGCAAGATCGTTGATCCGTCGGACAAGCATATTTCCCGCATCGCAGAGTACTTCCGCGTCAGCACTGACCAGCTGCGCGGGCGCGCGGCAGTTGGCGTTTCGCGGGAGGACGGTCGCGACCCGATGCATTCGGAACTCAAGGACATAAGCCTGTGGGATGACGACACGCCCGTTAATGACGACGAGGTATCGATCCCCTTTCTGCGCGAGGTTGAATTGGCTGCTGGATCAGGAAGATTCGTCATCGAGGAAAGCGAGAAGGCCAGCTTGCGGTTCGGCAAGCGCAGCCTGCGTCATAACGGCGTGCAGTTCGACCAGGCCAAGTGTGTGACGGTGCGTGGCAACAGCATGTTGCCGGTGCTGCGTGATGGCGCGACGGTCGGGGTGAATGCGGGCAAGAGTGGCATTGGCGATATCGTTGATGGCGACTTGTATGCCATCAACCACAACGGCCAGTTACGGGTGAAACAGCTCTATCGCCTGCCTTCCGGGATTCGCCTGCGCAGTTTCAATCGCGATGAGCACCCGGATGAGGACTATAGCTTCCAGGATATCCAGGATGAGCAGATCAGCATCCTCGGCCATGTGTTTTGGTGGGGCATGTACGCGCGTTAACCTTCTTCTGTAAGACGAAGCCCGCCAACGAGCGGGCTTTTTTTCGTCTGTGAAAAACCACCAAACCCGCTGCCCATAAGGTCGAAAATGCATTCGTGCATTTGTGCGGTAAAAATAAATGCATTTGTGCATTGACTGTATATGCATACATGCATATTCTTCGTCTCAAGCCAGCCAACAAGGTGGTGGAGGCGGCAAGGATGCTGCCAAGGAAGACAAGGAAGGCACGCAACACCGGCAAGGACGCCATCCGAGCGATGGCAAGGAAGCCAGCAACACCGGCAAGGATGCCGACGCTCTTTAGTTTCACCGCTTTAAAAGAACAGGCAGCGATGAACCGGCCTTAACGGTTCAGAGGGTTGGCAACTGACCCGGGTGTGCAGCGTAAAGCACCAGAAGCAGTTATCCGGCAGACAAGGATCGTGGTCGGAAAAACATCTCAGGAAAGAACCGTACCGCGCCAGTAGCGCCGAACGTTCGAATATGGACCGCATTACTGAAAAGCCCGGGCGACCGGGCTTTTTGGAATGCCTACCTATAAATGGATTTACCCAAGAGCCGGCCCTGTGCCGGGAGTGCTCAGCCAGGAGGCGTGACATGACAAACGAGCAGCAAGCGTTAGCGGAAATGCCTATCTGGCTGGTGATCGTACTGGCCCTGATCGGTGGTGTATCCGGCGAAATGTGGCGCGCCGACAAGGAGGGAGCCCGCGGTTGGTCGCTGGTACGGCGCCTGGCCTTGCGGTCCGGAGCATGCATGGTCTGCGGCGTTTCAGCGTTGATGCTGTGCTACGCCGCCGGCATGTCGATCTGGACCGCCGGCGCCATTGGCTGCCTGACCGCTATGGCCGGCGCCGACGTGGCCATCGGCCTTTATGAACGCTGGGCCGCCAAGCGCATCGGGGTCGACGAGACCCCAACTTCTCGCCCGGATCAGCAGTAACCGCTGCAAGGATGTAAGCAGATGACACTTCTCGAAAAACCTTCCCAACTGCCCGTGGCGATTGGGGATGCGCTGAAGAGCGCTTTCCCACAACTGCGCGTAGGCAATCACCATGACTTTCCTGGAACGGGCGATAAAACTGGCATTTTGATCAGCGTGGAGCGCAACGGCCCTGGCATTCGCTCGCTTGCAGGGCGCAAGGCGCACGCCTTGTCGGTTTCACTCAGGGTCATGGTTGCCGGTGGGTCGGCACCTTTTGATGCTTGCGATCTGGCCAGCCAACTGATGGACCTGGCCCTGGATAACCGCTGGGGCCTGCCGCCTGATCAGTGCGACCTGCCTACCGCAATTGTCGCTGCCCCTTCCGCGCGCTCCGGTGCGGAAACGGACTATGACACCTGGACGGTTTCCTTTACCCAAAACCTCTATCTCGGTCCGTTGCTGCTCGAGGATCCTACAGGCAAGCCGTTATTTGCCCGCACCTGGGAAGTCTCTGACATCAACGATCCGGATCAATATCGCCCACTGCAGGAGTAATCCATGTTTGATGCATTGCTACGCATGCAACTCGGGCCGATTGTCGAGCGCCTGGCAGAAATGGAAGCCCAGTTGGAAGACCTGTATCGACGTGCAGATAGCTTCTGCCGGATTGGCGTGTGCCAGGAGGTCGACGCCGCGACTAATACCTGCAAGGTCAGCCACGGTGATTTGCTCAGCCCGGCGATCCAGTTTTTCAACCCGAGTGCTGGGGCGCAAACCGAAACCCGCATCCCCTCTGTGGGCGAACAATGCCTGCTGCTCAATTACGGCGGCGGGGAAGGAGGCGCGCAGTCCGTCGCCTTGTTCGGCCTCAACAGTAGTCTCTTTCCACCCGTGTCCGACGTTGCCTCGCTGACGCGGCGTCGCCATCAGGACGGCACCCAAAGTGACTACGACGACGCCAGTCACATTTTCAACTGGGTCAACGGCCCGACTACGTTCAGTGGCTCTCGCGAGCAGGTCGACGTCAAGGTTGGCGCCGCCAGCCTGACCCTGAATGCCCAGAGCATCACCCTGCAACTCGGCGTCACCGGCGTGTTGCTGGATGCCGCCGGTGTGCATTTGAGCGGTCCGGTGGTGGATCACCAGGGCCGCGTGATCAGTCGCGCATAAGGAGTTGCCATGATCGGAATCGATAGGAACACCGGGGCAGTCGTCGACGACTGGCTGCAATTCGTACAGCGCGCCACCCGAGCGCTGACCACCCCCGTGGGCACTCGCCAGAAACGCCCGCTGTACGGCTCGCTGATCCCGCAACTGCTTGGCCAGAACCTGGGGGATGACCTGCTGATCCTCGCCCAAAGCCACGCCGCGCAGGCGTTCTACAACACCCAGAACGGCATCGGCGACTTTCAACCCCAGATCATCGTCGCCACCCGTCAGGGCGCCGGACTGTTGCTGCGTTTTGCCGGTACCTGGAAAAACCGCCAACAAACCTTCGAGGTCGCGACATGAGCATGTTGATCCCTGGCCAGAACCAACTGGCGGAACCGGCCATCATCGCCGTGGATGAGTTCGAACCGTTGTTGGCCGAGTTCAAGGCCTTCGTCGTCGACTACGTCGCCACCCGTGCGCCGCAAAGCGCGGCCAAACTCAAGGTCAGCCTCGACAATGAAAGCGAACTGCTGACCCTGGCCCTGGAAGCGTTTTGCGTGCGCCTGCAAACCCACGAACGCAAGTACAACGCCCGCATCAAGCAGATGCTGGCGTGGTGGGCCACTGGCAGTAACCTGGATGCTCGACTGGCCGACATGGGCCTGGAACGCCAAGTGCTCGACCCCGGCGACCCGGCCGCTTTCCCGCCTGTGCCGCCGACGTTGGAAAGCGATGACGACGCTCGCCTGCGTTACTACCTGGCGCCCCATGCTCCGGCGGCGGGCTCGCGGATGCAGTATCGGCGCGAGGTGTTCACCCTCGGCGAGCGGCCGTCGGTAAAAGTGCAAAGCGCAACGCCGGGCGTGGTGACGGTCAGCTACACCTTTGATCCGGACGGTTATGCGGCCCAGGTCAAAGATGGCAATGGGTGTCGAACAGCGCCCGGCGAAGTCATGGTCACCGTGCTTTCTCGTGAGGGCGACGGTACGCCATCTGCCGATTTGCTTGACGGCGTTCGTCGCCATTTCGCACGGCCGGATGTGCGACCGGAGACTGACTTGGTCAGCGTGCAAAGTGCGCAAATCCTGCCGTACAAAATCCGTGTGGTCGCCAAGATCAACGCCGGCCCGGATTCGGGACTCACTCAAGTCGCTGCGCAGAAACTGCTGCAGGACTACGCAGAGTCTTGTCATCGGCTGGAAGGGCGGGTGGATCCGAGTTGGATTGACTATGCGATTCACAGTGCAGGGGCTGCGCAGCTGCAGATTCTTGAGCCTCTGGTGCCGGTTATTGGCAGCGCGTTCCAGGCGCCGTATTGCACGGGTGTCGAAGTGGAGGTGCGTACGCTATGAGTGAGCCTAAAGCGAGCTTGTTGCCGGCCAATAGCTCTCCGTTGGAAAAGGCGTTGGACCTGGGGTTTGGCAAGCTGCTCGACCGCGTAATGCCGCCGTTTCCGGCGTTGATGGATCCACTGCAAACGCCTGCCGAGTTTCTTCCTTACCTTGCCGCCGATCGAGGGGTGAGTGAGTGGGATGCGGATGCCAGCGCCACCGAAAAGCGCATCACTGTGGCCTTGTCCTGGCAGATCCAGCGCCAAGCCGGCACGCCGAAAGCGTTGAGTTATGCGGTGGAATCGCTGGGGTTCACGCCCAACATCAGCGCGTGGTATCAGCAGCGTCCGATGGAGAAGCCTTACACCTTCGACGTGCAGGCCATCATCGGGCGCAGTTGGTCCCGTGGCGATCACAATCGACTGATCCGTCGTATCAACGCAGCCAAGAGCGAGCGGGACCAGGCGACGATCACCATCGTGCATGAAACCGAAGGTCGAATTGCGCTCACTCAGGTCCTCCACGCCCTTTTGAGCGATGGCGAGCTGTGCCTGCACGGCGCGTTGCCGGAGTTGGCGTTGGTTGCCCGACTTAACAGTGCTGGGGCTGCCCAGCACTACACCATTAACGACTACGACCTCAGGGCGCAGCCATGACAGATGACATTACGCGCCTGGTGCGCTTCACCTCCAAAGGTTTGGATGAAGTGCTGCAGGCGAAGAACCAGGGCCTGAAAGGCGAAATCACCCACATCGGCGCCGGCACCGGTCGCTACAACCCGGACGGCACGGAAGTGGCGCTGCGTGATGAGCGCCAACGGGTCGCCATCGTGGATTACGAGGACCTGGGCGACCGACAACTCAGGATGGCCGCGCTGTTTGATGGCGAGGCTGAGTATGAAATTGGCGAGTTCGGGTTTTATCTCGCCAGCGGGACTTTGCTGGCGGTGTACTCCGTGGCAGGGAAGTTGCTGACGTATAAAGCGGCAGCGGCGAGAGTACTGCAAAAGTTCACGCTGGATATTTCGCCGTTGCCGGCGGACAGCGTGACGATTGTGGTGGGGAGTGAAAACCTCAATGTATTGCTCGTCGATGAGTTGGCGACGCTCTCGGCTGCCAGTGTTGACAATATGGCCAGAGGTGTCGGGCTCTTGTTTCGAGTAATGAAACTTGAGAGCAAGGCCGGTGTTTGATGGTGAGTGTTTTAGTGTTGGCCATTGAGGAGTCACTAAGTGATCAAAGCAGATAAGGAGTTCATATTTTGAGTACAGAACAGCAACTGGCTTCCGTCGTTAGCGCGGCAAATAATCTGACCAGTGTCATCACTGGTAAGGTGGGTGAGATAGATAAGGCGATTGCGGATGCTCGCCGTGCCTACGATGCACAACTTTTAGATCTGAAAAGCCGTTTGCCCAGGCTTGCAGTGACCAAAAACTTCAACTTGTACCCTAGTGCCGATGGGAAGTTGATCGAAAACTGGGGTATTCACAGCGAGGTTACCAGCAACAAGCTTCGTTCAATCACCACTACCTCTCAAGCTACAGGGCGCCCACAAGCGGACGTGGACTTTATGCTTCAGGTCCAGTCGGATGTGCGCGAGCAATATCCTGGGTTTGATATCAGGGCCAGTGAGTACTGGCGCACTATTGTCAATGTGTGGCAATTGAAGTGGGCAAGTGCAGATGTTAGTCCTTGGCTCGCGTTCCCTTATACGGTCGATACTGCGCTCGCTAATGGAACGGGCGCGGTGCCGCTTAATTCCTATATCACGTTGGGCGCTTTTGTCCGGGTATTGGAGGGTTCCATTGCGGGTGCCTGGAGTACTGGGGCAGAAAAGGGTAAATGGCGCTGGTGCTCTACGGTTGTGGCCCCCAGTGACCTGTTCGGCGCCTATTACCACCTTCATCCAATGCGGACCTCTGCTTCCGGTATCGTTGAGGTCATGTTGGCAGGCGCGTGCACGGGTGTTGTTACCAGCCCAGGCGACTGGGGAACTATGTTGGCTTTGAGCTAAGGAGAAACTATGAAACCCATTTTTGTGCCTGCAGAACTTCATCCACTTATTAAGTGGCAGGTCATTCGTAGTGCCCGTGATCAGGATTTATCTAACAGTGATTATGCGGCGATGCCCGACTATCCAATGTTGGATGAAAATAACGCTGCGTTTGTGGCCTATCGTCAGGGGCTTCGTGATATCCCTGATCAAGGCTCCGACCCTGATGGGGTGATTTGGCCGGAAAAACCCGCCTTCCTGAAATAACCCACCGCGAAAGCGGTTTTTTTTCGCCTCCCCAAAGCCCCTCCTCGCAGGGGCTTTGGTGTTTTACACACGGAGAATTCCACTCATGTCTGACCGCAAAACCTACACCGTCCTCATCCCATTCCCCATCGGTAACGGCCATTGGTCCACCGCCGGCGAGGAACTGCAACTGCTGGACGTCGAAGCATCCGCCCTGCGCACCGCCGGCCGTCTGGAACTGACCAGCGTCCTCAACTCCACCCCCAAGAAGGCTGACTAACCATGACTGAGGTTCTTAACTTCGAGCACAACGGCATCACCGTGAATGCCACCGAATCCCCCGAGGCCATGGGTGGCCTCGGCGATAATGTCATCGGCCTGGTCGGCACTGCGCCGAAGGCACACGCGTCGATCCCTAAAAACGCGCCGTTCCGCATCAACAGTTTCACCACCCAGGCGCTGCTGGACCCCACGGGTACTGAGTCGGGCACGTTGTTTCATGCCGTGTATCAGATCCTCAAGGTCGTGAAGGTGCCGGTCTACGTCGTGATCGTGGAGGAGGGCGCCACCCCGGCTGACACGATCAACAATGTGATCGGCGGCGATGAGCCGGTCACCGGTCGCAAGCTCGGCCTGGCCGCGCTGGCCAGCGTGCCGGAAGACCTGACCATCATCGGTGCCCCAGGCTTCACCGGCACTAAAGCTGTAGCCGGTGAGTTTGCCTCCTTCGGCAAGCGCATCAAAGCGCGTGTGGTGCTGGACGGCAAAGACGCAAGCGTCGCCGACCAAGTGACCTACAGCGGCGAGCTGGGCGGTGCCGACCTAGGTTTCGACCGTTGCCTGCTGGTGCACAACATGCCGTCGGTGTACTCCAAGGCGGCGAAGAAAAACGTGTTCCTTGCGCCGTCGTCCCTTGCGATCGCTGCGCTGGCCAAGGTCAAGCAGTGGGAAAGCCCAGGCAATCAGGTGACGTTCGCAGAGGATGTTTCCCGCGTCGTCGAGTACAACATCCTCGACACGTCCACCGAAGGCGACCTGCTCAATCGCTACGGCGTGAGCTATTACGCTCGCACGATCCTTGGCGGCTTCTCGCTGCTGGGTAACCGTTCCATCACCGGCAAGTTCATCAGCTACGTCGGCCTGGAGGACGCGATCAGCCGCAAGCTGGTCAAGGCCGGCCAGAAAGCCATGGCCAAGAACCTCACCAAGTCCTTCATGGACCAGGAGGTCAAGCGCATCAACGATTGGCTGCAAACCCTGGTCGCCGACGAAACCATCCCCGGCGGCAGCGTGTACTTGCACCCGGAATTGAACAGTGTCGAGAAATACAAGAACGGCACCTGGTTCATCGTCATCGACTACGGGCGGTACGCGCCGAACGAACACATGATTTATCAACTCAATGCCCGCGATGAAATCATCGAGCAGTTCCTGGAGGACGTTCTCTAATGTTTACCAACCGAGTCAGACAGGCCATTGCGGCCACCCTTCAAGGCCTGCCGTTGTCCGCGACGGTGGAAGAATTTACCCCTCCGAAGATTGAGTTCGACATGGAGCCCATGTCCGGCGGGCGCTTCATTGCCGAGGAAATGGCCAAGAGCGGCAAGGTGCTGGGCGCCAAGTTGATCCTCCAAGGTGCGGGCCCGGAAATCATGCTGGCGTTGGGCGTGCGCCTGGGTGATGACATCCTGCTCAACGTGCGCGAGGCCGGTCAGGACCAGGATGGCAAGACCTACTTCACCTATCACACCGTGGGCGGCAAGCTCAAATCCCTCGAGGAAGCGAAGCTGAAAATGGGTGAGAAGGCCACCACCACCCTGGAACTCTCCTGCCGCACCTACAACCGTCTGGAAAACGGCATTCCGGTGATCGACATCGACGTACGCACCCAGAAATTCGTGCTCAACGGCGTCGACATCCTCGGCGATGCGCGCCGCGCCGTGCTGATGCCGTAATGCCTCCGGGGGCGGGTTCGCTCGCCCCCATACTTCACCAAGGAGCTACCCCATGGCCTGGATGCCACCGCTGCACCCCCTGCTCTCGCCGATCACCGCCGACACCGGCGCGACGATCGAGCAGGTGCAACTCAAGCCGCTGTACTACGCCGCGCAAAAAGAGGCGCTGGCCCGGGCCGGTGATGACGAGGACGACCAGTTCTTCGAACTGGCGAAACTCGCCACCGGCCTGTCGGAAAAAGAGCTCGACCAACTCAAGCGCCCGGACTACGTGACCATCGCCCAATACGTACATGAGATGTCGACACGTCCTGCATCGTTCTTCCTCGACGGGCAGGCGGAATCGACCCACGACCAGCCCGTCCAACTGTTGCAGCCCCTCGATGCTGCTGGCCGTACCTTCACCGAGCTGTCCCTGGAAATGCCCGCCCTGCGCGCCACCAAGGTAATGAAAAAACTCGCCACCAACAAAGAACGCGCCGAGTTCATCACCGCTCATTGCAGCGGCCTGATGATCCCCGATCTCGCCAACCTGACTGTGCCCGACTGGACCGAATTGCAGGAGCGCATCGACGATTTTTTAAATCAACCGGCGGCTTTCTTTCGCAACGCGACATCGACGTGATCCTCGATGTGGTGCCGCTGGTTTACTCGGTCAATGAGGCGGAGATCCTGGATTGGGATGCCGCAAAAGCATTGCGCCGCTACGACATCGCGATCACTCGCCTTGGCGTTAAACAGGAGTAAGCGGGATGCAAGAGACTAAATATGGGGTCCGGCTCGTCCAGGAGGATTTACGCTGGATGATCGGCGATGCGGACCTCGGCAGTGTGCTCACACCGTTTACCGCAGGCCTTGCCGCACCGGTGAGCCTGGAGGCTGCGCCGCAGCCGCAGCCACCGCTCACTTCGGCGCTGATGACTGTCAGTACCGGCCTCAATGCCTTGACGCAAGAGCAAGTCCGGTTGCGCGAGACGCTGGAGACCCTCAACAGCACGCTGTCCGCCCGCGAACAAACGCTGGCAACCAAGACAGCTGATGTCACTGCTGCACCTGGCGCAAGTGAGCCAAAAAAGCCCGAGCCTGCTATCCGTTCCTGGCGCGAGCAGGGTTTCGAGATGGGAACCGATGCCGTTAAGTTCGTCGGCAAGGAGGTGGTCAGCGGTTTGTGGGATAAGGCCAAAGACAGGCTTTCAGGCAAAGCGCTTGATGCCGTGGCGGACAGGTATCCCACGGCCGCCAAGTGGCTCAAAGAGGACAAGGACGGTAACAAAGGTAAGGAGTGCTGCTGCACGGGAGCCCTTCCTCCGGATATTCGCGGGTCATTGGAACCGGTGCAGTCACAGGTGCCTGAGGGTGTGGGCAAGACCGCCAGGGCGCAAGAAAAAGCGCGCCCTAAAGACACACGGAAAAAACCGCGTGGCCCGCGTAGCAAGACCCGTCAATCCAGCTCGCGCGAGGTCAAGACCAGCGTGGTCAGAAGGGCCATGGATCTCAAGTCGCCACGTGCTGTGTCTGCGGCCAAGGTGTCGCCTCCACTCAATGTCGTGGTCCAGCGGCAGCTTCCATTCGAGGGCACGCGTGCGAGTCAGGCCGCGACCGGTCTTCCCGGTCGGTCGTTTGCCTCCTCCGCAGCACTTCCGACATCCCGTCCCCTGATGCGCGGTGCGGGCAAAGGCCTGGCGGCCGGGTTGTCGGGCACCCTGGCGAAGTTGGAGTCATCCGCCGTCCGCCGTCTTGGCCCGTTGAGGTATGTCGACACGGCCATGGATGTGGCCCAAGGCGTACGCAATGGCGACGTCAAGGCCATCGGCGCCGGCCTCAGCACGGCCGGTGGCGCCTGGGCTGGAGCCTCTGCGGGTGCAGCCATCGGCACGCTGGTTTTCCCCGGTGTGGGGACTGCTGTCGGCGGAGCAATCGGAGGCTTGCTCGGCAGTGAGGCGGGCGCTTGGCTCGGTGACAAGCTGTTCGGGCCTAGGGACCGTCTGCCGGCGCCTGCAGATGTCGGCAAGCACCTGAGCAACGCCCAGGCTGACAACCGCCAACTCACCTTCTCCCCGCACATCACGATCAACGCACCTGAACAGGCCAGCTATCAGCAACTGGCTGCGCTGGTGGTGCAACAGATTGAGGCTCAATTCACGCCGTTGCCGATGGACAGCTTGCTGGCGACGCGACGTGACTCGGCCCTGACTGATACAGGAGTAGCGTGATGCGACAACAGATGGCATTGGGCACCTTTATTTTTGGGCTGTCCCGTGGGTTTGCCTACGACACCCTGGACCGTGCAAGCAGTGGTGGTTGGGTCAGCCTGGAGATCGTGGCCGGTAAACCCAAGTCCAGCCAGGTCGGCCAGGCGCTCGAAACGCTCGCCTTTGGTGGCAAGGCTGCACGGGCACAGGGTATGGCGCGGCTGGATGAGTTGCGTGCGCTGCAAGCCCTTCGTGTGCCGTTGCCTTTGGTCGACGGCGTAGGCCTCAGCTGGGGGCTGTGGACCATCAAGTCGGTGGACGAAAAACAGTCCAGCGTCATCGATGACGGTACGGCGATGGTGATCAATTGGTCGGTGGTACTGGAGGAGTTCGTCAATGCGTAGGGTACGAAGTATTGCGGGTGATTCGGTGAACCTGCTGCTCTACCGCGAGCTAAGGCGCTGTGATGATGCGGCTGAGGAAGTGTTGTGGCGCTTGAATCCTGAATTGGCCGAACAGGGCGCGGTATTGCCTGCGGGCGTCAACGTGATTGTGCCTGAACTGGAGACACAACCGACCGCCAATCAGCCGGTTTCGGCCTGGGATTAAGGAGTCACCATGACACTTGGATTTACACCGGTGGTGGAAATTTACGGCGACAACGCCGCGCTGCTCAATGAGCGGCTACTGGAGTGGGAACACACTGATTTGGCGGGTTTCGTGTCCGATCAGTTGAAGTTGACTCTCGACATCGAAGGCCTTGAAGGGTTGCCTGGCTTGGGCGGGCATATCGGCCTGCGCGTTGGCTACCGGGAATCCGGCCTGGTGGATAAAGGGCGTTTCAAGATCACTCAGCGTACGCCGTCGCTGTTTCCGCTGCGCGTGGTGCTGGTGGCGACGGCAGCGCCTTTTGATGAACCCGAGTTCAAGAAGCGACGAACCGCCAGTCACGGGCCGATCAGCCTGGGGGCGCTGTTTCGCCAGTTGACCACTCGCCATGGCTTCTCACCGCGTGTGGCACATGACTTGGAAGGCGAACAGATCCAGCATATCGACCAGACCAATGAAAGCGACATGGCGTTTTTGACGCGGTTGGCCAAGCGGTTCGATGCGGTGGCCAAACCCGTCGACGAGCTGTATGTGCTGGGCCGCAAAGGGCAGATCAAGTCGCTGTCTGGCAAGGTTTTGCCGGATGTGCAGTTGTCGATCACCCGTGATAACCGTCCGGGAGATCGTGCGTTTGTTTCCGCCAGCTTTACTGAAACCAGCCGCGCGACCTACTCCGGCGCCCAAGCGCGCTGGTGGGATGCAGCCGCCGGTAAACAACACGTGGTGGAGGTGGGGGGCGCGCCGTTCAAGGTCATGACGCAGCGTTACCAGAGCGAGGCTGAAGCCAGAACTGCCGCTGAGGGCGAGATGCGTCGAGTGGGCCGTGAGGGCTTGCAGGTCAGTGTGATCTGCCCTGGAAACCCCTCATTTGGCGCCGAAGGGCTGTTGCTGTTGGACGAGTCCTGGCCTGGCTTTATGCGGGGTCGTTGGTCGATCGACAGTGTGACTGCCAGCGGCAAGCGCAAAGAGAGCTACCGATGTGCGATCAAGGCCAGTGGTTTGTCCCCGGCCGAGTGAGGAACCATGCTGATAACACTGCCCCAACTGCTTCAAATCCTGCCGGGAGCCCGCCTTGGAGCGGGCTCTTTTTTGCCCGCACTGAACATGGCAATGTCCAGGTTTGAGATCGGTCAACCCAAGCGCATTGCTGCGTTTCTCGCCCAGGTCGGTCATGAGTCCGGCGAATTGCGTTACGTGCGTGAACTGGGCAGTGATGAATATTTGAGCAAGTACGATACTGGCGCATTGGCCGCACGCCTGGGCAACACACCCGAAGCCGACGGCGACGGCCAGAAATACCGGGGCAGGGGGCTGATCCAGATTACCGGACGCCGCAATTACCTGTCTTGCAGCCAGGCACTGTTCGGCGATGATCGTTTGTTGCGGGAACCGACGTTGCTGGAGCAGCCGCAATGGGCGGCCGAGTCGGCGGCCTGGTTCTGGCAACGCAACGGCCTGAACGAACTGGCCGACAAGGATCAATTCACTGCGATCACGCGACGTATCAATGGCGGGCTCAATGGGCTGGAGGATCGCTTGCGGTTATGGGCGCGGGCGAAGGCGGTGTTGTGCGTTTCTTAGGCGCGTGCCGCTTGATCGGTGTATGCCTGCTGATGGCGGTTGTGTGGCAGGTACAGGCCTGGCGGTACGCGGCGCAGATCGCACATTTGTCGGCAGCGCAGACGCAGGCAGCCCTGTACCAGAAGCAGGTCGAGCAGGATAAGCGGCTGGCCCTTGAGCAACAGCTCAGTGCCGATGATCAACGACATGCCCGGGAGTTGAGCGATGCCCAACGTAACCAAGCTATTTTGCGCGACCGCCTGGCCACTGCTGATGTGCGGTTGTCAGTCCTTCTCGACGCTTCCAGTGGCTGTCCGGTGCCAGCCTCCACCGCCCCCGGCAGCGTGGTTCATGCAGCCCCGCGAGCCCGACTTGACCCGGCGCATGCTCAGCGAATTATCGGCATCACCGACGACGGTGACAGCGCCTTGATCGCCTTGCGCGCGTGCCAGGCTTACGTGCGTGCCGTCGCCCGTTAGCGTCTTGAGACAGTCCGTCACTTGCGCGTGCGAGCGGCTCCTGTAGGGTAGGCGAACCCCCGCCCACGTCTGGAGACGACC